CCCCCATACTCGAACACCAAAACTCATTAGGAAAGCCTCCCCGCCATAAGCCTGAGGACCTCATTCAAATCGAACACAGCCAGGCCGTCGTTGTTCAGCACTGAAGATCCGCCAGTGCCAGCACTACGAACAGTAAACGTACCTGCAGGTATGTTGATTTCGAGAAGTGGCCGGCCTTTGGAGTCGAGCGTAGGCGAGCGCAGCACCATGCCCAGAATGATCTCCTGAACGAAGGCCTTGCTGATAATCGCCGTATTGAACACTGCCTGACCGTTCTCGATGACAAACATCGGAACGACCTTGCCGTCGATCTCGTTAACGACAGCCATACGTTGAGCCATGATCAGGAACTCTGACTGCTCGCCGTTGGTGCCGAAGGCCAGGCCTGTGGTGACCTTTCGCCCATCTACGATTGTTTGAGCCTTCAGGGTGACCTGAGACGATACCCTCCCGTCGAGCCCAACAAGGGTTTGGCTGACCTGCTGCACTGACGCGCTGGTTTGGCCGATGCTGGATTGCAGTGTTTCGGACGTCTTGGCCTGCGCCTCGTTGGCCGTCGCCTGCACCTTCTTCTCAGCAACAAATGTGGCCGTGGAATCCCACGCTTTGACAGCGCTGGCCAGCTCGCCGGCGCCGTCGTCACCGCGCACCGAAGCGCGCAGCATTTCATTGCTCGTGGCCTGCGAGGTGATCTTGCCGTCCAGGTTGGTGACCTTCGTGTCCAGTCCCGATATCGCTATGCCCTGCCCAGTAATTACCTGAGCCTGGCCCGCGATGGTGCCTCCTTGCGCATCAACCTTGTCCGCAGCGGTTTTAAGGTCGCTCTTGAGCTGCGTTACCTGAGTGGCCGCTGTTTCCCGATTGGTTGCCACCACCTGCTCCAAAACAGTCAGCGACGACCTGTTGTCACCAATCTGAGCGCCGAGCGTTAGGAGCTGCTGAGCCGTGGCGAGATTTTCAGACGCCCGCGTTTTGCGCTCAACCGCCAGATCGGCAGTGGAGTTCCAACCCTTCACCGCATCGGCCAGGTCGCCAGCACCATCATCACCGCGAGCAGCAGAGCGCAGCGCCTCAACAGACGAGGCTGTCGAAACAACCTTGCCGTCGAGTTCCTCGATCTTAGTTTCGATGATCTGAATCTGAGTGGCCAGCGCGTTTGCCGTCTCCAAGATTGTGCCGATGTCGGTCCAGTAGGCGGCGTCAGGCGGCGTGGCACCGGCGGGCACCGTTCCTTTGGCCTGATACAAGCGTTGATCCAGGCGAACGATGTCACCCTTCGCATAAGCCTTAGCAGGGTCGTATGCCAAGGCATCACTCACCTGCTTGATCAGGTCCTCCAGTTCCTGCTTGGCCTCCTCCAGGCGATCATTTACAGAGCCTGGGCCGTCGCCGGAAATCAGCTCGATTTCTTCGCGCAGGCTCTGATACAGCGCGCCCTTGCCGATCTTGTCGGCGTAGTACTTCTCGTACTCGCTCTCGTCCGAGCTGGCTTGGCCGTTCACCGCGCCAGACACAGGGAAGAACGGTCCGATGTTCCCGGTGCGGTCCACGAGGCGCGCCCAAAAGAACAGGCTCGCCCCGGCCAACAGCGCATGCATCTCGTGCTTGGCCTGCGGGTAGCTGAAGTCGCTCAGCTTGATCGCAGCAGTGAGGTCGGCAGACTGGCTATACCAGATCTCCGTGCGCTGGGTGTCCTCGGCGCCTGGCGGGAATCCCCACTGAATGCCGATGCCATAGACCAAGCTGGTGGTGGTCAAGAACGACACCGCCGGCGGCAAGCCGACCTTCCCTTCCAGATTGGTCAGGTTTGAGCTTTTCCAGATGGAAGATATTTCAAAGGCGCTGACCGATCTTACCCGGGCCAGATAGGCGCCCGAATAAATCCCGGTGACATCGACGCTCGTAGAGCCCGTGCGTTGCACCTTGATCCAGTTACCGCTGTCCTTGCGCCACTCCACGTCATAAGCGGTAGCGCCGCTTATGGCGGGCCACGAAATGTTCATGGTGCTGATGGCAATGCCCTGATTCACGGCGTAGCTCGACGTCAGCGTAACGCTTGCCGGTGCTGGAACGACCGTTATCGGGATAACACTGATCGGCCGCTCTTCCAGGCGCGCGCCGGTATCGATGTGCGCAAACTTGCTCGGGTCGTATTGCACGGCCGAGATTTCGAAAACACCAGGCTCTGGTCTCGCCACGCTCACAACGCGGTACAGCGGGATAGCCAAGTCATCAGCATCCAGCGCCCAGACCAGCTCACGCTCCGGCGCCACCGAGTAGGCCACGGTCACAGTGACCTGCCGGCCGCTAACCATTTGCACGGTGCGCCCCTCGCACTTACCATCGGGCAGATTCAGGATCAGCCGATCGCCAGGCTTGGCCTGGGTATCGCGATCCAAGGTGATGACTTTTCCATTTACCGCCGAAACGCGACCGCCCACAGGCCGCCCAGCGAGCAGTTCGTCGGCGATTGGGATTACGTAGCCTGGCAACGGAATGCGTCCGTCCAGCCCAACCTTAAACGTCACCGCCCGATCCTTGGAGTTTGTGAGCAGCGCCCATTTGCCCCGGCGCTGAGCCTCGGATTCGCGGGTGCAGCCGATAGCGCTGATCTCGAGTGGGTTATCGCCGTATCGGCGCTGCAACTTCTGGTCGGCGACGGCCGTTACATCGGTGTCGTAGTTATTCAGCGGGTTGTCGTAGCTGACCAGTGCGCGCGTATAGCGGGTGCGCTCCGATGCGCTCGAGTAGGTGAACGGCTGCTTTCCTTCCTTGATCACATTCGCCCCGGTGTAAGCGAAGTCGAAGTCGGTGGCGCGCGGCATGTCCGAGAGAGTGAATACCTGGCCTTGAGCCCAGTAAGTCATGCCACGGTAGATCGCCGAGATGTCACGCAGCAGAGACCAAGCGTCAGCCTTGCTTTGCAGGTTCAGGTTGCAGATGAAGCGCGGCTCTTGACCACCCTTCCCGTCCGGCACCATCTGGTCGCAGTACTGCGAGATCCGGTAGAGCTCCCACTTGTCCACCATCCACGGCTTGATGCGCCGGCCGAGGCCGAAACGGTCGTTTGTGGTGATGCCAAGCGTTGCCCACGTTGGGTTGTTGGTGTACGCCTCTTTGAAGGTGCCATCCCATACGCCTGTGTAAGTGCGAGAGGACGGATCGTAATTGCTCGGCACCAACCATTTGCGCCCCTTGCAACCGACTGTCACGGCTGGAATGCTGCGGAATTGCTCTGCTGAAAATTCGATGTATAGCAAAGCGGTGTTCGGGTAACGGATCTTGGCGTCGATGACTTCCGAGAAACCAGCAATCTGCATCGTGTCGGAGATTTTGTTGTTGTTCTGGTTGATCGTCAGTCGCGTGATGCGCATCAACCAACCGGTGGTTGCCTTGGGCAGGTCGATACGACGGGTGCGCTCGTACACGGTCGTGGTCTTGCCATCGACAGCCTCACTCAGCACTTGCTGGTAGGCGCCACCGTCAGTGGCTACCTCGACCGTGTATTCGATTCGGTAGCCATTGATATTGCCACTGGCGTCGACCGACTGGAGTGCCGGCCAAGCAAAACGTACGCGTACAGCGGAAAGCTGTGTGTTGTTAAACGCCCGCACCCACGGAGTTCCACTGCGAAGGTCAGTGCCGATCGTGGTTTCGTTATCGATCGACGGGATGCCCTGGATATGGGGCTGGTCGACAGCCCCGGTGCGCCACTCCCACTTCACGTTCGGGAAGTTCATATTGCCTTGCGGGTCTTGCAGCGGCGTGTTGTCGAGATAGATGTCGCGCGCGGTCGGCGTGCCTTCAAACTCGCCCTCGCCGATAGCTATGAGCATCTTGGCAACGGCGACAGAGCGCAGACTGTCCGGAGCTTCGGTTGGATTCTTTGGCTTTTCGGAACCGCCTTTGGCGCCGTAGACATCGATCTTGCGTGCTGCGCCCATGCTTTTCTCCAGGCAATAAAAAGCCGCCTCGTGGGCGGCTGCTGTGATTCTGACTTCGATTACATCTGGTCTTCGGCGTAGATGGCGGCACTGATGATTGCGCCACCCCACCGACGCTCCCCGATGCACAGCGGTACTGGGTTGCCGGATGCAGTCGTGTTCTTGGCGCTGCCGAAGGCGTAGCCGGGCGTATTTTCCGGCGCAGCGCTGGTCTTAAGGCCGCCGGCCTGTGGGCTGAGCAACTGGATTACGCCGCCGGCGACAAGGCCTATACCGCCAGAAATCATGGCAGCGCCTAAGGGCGCCGCAAGGCCAAACGACATTCCACTGACGACAATGCCGGCCACAATCATTACAGCGCCCACTATCGTTTGAAGTACGCCGGCGCGCTTGCTACCGGTAATCACTGGAGCGATGCGGATATCTCCCAACCCTTCAAAGCCCAGTTCCTTTTCTTCGAGGTTTTTGCTTCCTCGAAACAGTGCAAACTCGATCCCTCTCGACTTTGCATTAGAGATAAACCGCTCAAATCCTGGGATTTGAACACAGAGCGCTTTTATGGCTTCTGCGGGCGTTCGCACGGCCAGTCGAAAAGAGCGTCCGAATTGCCGAAGTTGCCCATACAGCAAGATCGTAGTCATTGGTTGATATTCGATAGCGAGTGCGGCCATTGCTTTTCTCCAAGTGTAAAAAAGCCGCCTCATGGGCGGCTTTTATTTTAGCGATAATGTATTTAGATGCAGGCCTTGGCAGCGTCCTTCCAACCAGCCGTTCCGGCCCAGTCCATTGGGAGAAAAACTTTCACAAGCGACCCGCCTGAAGATTTATCTACAATTGCGAGAGCGACAACCCCGGTAAAAGCTGTCGAAGCGGAAAGCTTATAGCCACTCTCCGTTTCTAAAGAGCTAGTTGACGGGTTGAATTCCTGCCATTTTGGGCCAAGGCAGCGAGCATACTGCTGTGGTGTCTTCTGCGATTGCGCGGAAAAGGAAGGCGCCCCCTGCTGCACTCCAGATGTCGAGCACCCCGCCAGCACCATCATCGCTACCGCCGCTATCAAAATCCGCATGTAGTTCCCTCTTTGGTTTGGCGGGACTGTAGCATTGCGGGGTGGATGTAAAAAGCTTAGTGCGAGATGAAGGCTTGTTAAGCTACGACTCAGCGCGGACGCCATGGGCGAGTCGATGGATAGAAATCTGAACTTGATCAGCGCTAACGCCATAACGCCTTGCAACGGCTCTGGATGCCTCTTCAAAATCCAAAGATGGCGGAAGAGGGCATGGCCGGACAAGCGTAGATTCATCGATCAGAGATTTCTCCACTATCTCCTTTTGAGAATTGTGTAGCCAAATGTTTTCTTTGAGATTTTTGCTAATCGCCAACGATAGCAAATACACGCGCTCAGAAAATTTCGAAAAAATAACTGTGCGTTGACCGCTTTCAATGGCGCTCAAACGCCAATCACTAATTTCCGCAATAACTTTCCACTCATCATTCACCGCAACAGCCACATAGCGATACTTCAACATTGCCTCGAACGAGAAATCGTAGCCTTCCGGAAGTTTAAACTCCCAAGAGGATCGTAACTTCAGATATTCATCATCGTCTAGGTGCAGAATGAGACCGATATTTTCTTTCTCAAGATAAGTTAATACCATGATTTTTCAAGCTCCATTTGTGACGACTTGCAATGATCTCTCAATGGGTTGTGTAAGGCCATCCTGGCCAGGCATCCAGCGTGGATGGAATACCAGTGGCGTAGCGCCAGCGTACAGGAGTAGTTTCTTCCTTCGTCAAATCAAGGATCAGCCATGCTAATCAAAAGTCTCTCTAAAAACTTGCCGCCAGATGCTGACAACAAAGGCTGTGTCCTGGGTTGGGCAGTACTGAGAGAGCGCCCTGCCGTTTGGCACCTGATTGACGTGTATGCGAGCAAACACATAGCTGACGCTGCAGCATCCCACCTCACCAATGAATACGCCGTGAGATATGGCTCTCATAGGCTGGGCACGGATGACTTCAGCGGACTGACGCCGCCTGCCTAACCTCAGCTTTCTCAAAAAGAACTCGACCCGGCCCAGAAGCAACAATGGCCGTAAGCCCAGACTTGCCAGTGTAGGCGCGGCCGTAGCTATCTTTGCTCTGGCACTTGCCTGAAGACCTCACCCGATCAATCTCGACACCGCCATACAGAATGGCGACCTCGTTTTCAGCTCCAACGACACCGGCATCGGTGATGATGAAGAGGTCGTAAATGGTCAGCATGTAGGTTTGGCTTGGCGGCATGCGGCCCTCCTTCTGCCTTGCGGGCAGCGAAAAATGAATTTAAGGATTTAACTGCTCTACGCCTGAAATCTCTAGGTTCGGAGTTGCGCCAGTCTCGGCGCGTATAAAGCAAGGAAAACAACAATGCTGCTGGGTAAAATTCAATTCCCCTATGTTCTCTTATCATCGAATTTAAATCTTTCCACCAGATGCCATGAATTCGCGCTGGGTGGAGTTGAGACCGGTCTAGGGGTTAGCACTTTTCGCTCGGAGAGTGACCTCTCAACGATTTTTGAATCTCTGTGCACAGTTTCAACCGATTTTTCTTTGATACAGACGGAGGGCGTAAAATACTCGGGCGACAGACGCTTCTCGAGAATATTCGGGCATATCACATAGGTCAGGAGAAGCAGCCAATCCAGCCCAGTTCCCCGTGATCGATTGCGATAGTTACCCCTCTTTCATACGCTATGGGTCGCTGGGAACATCTTCAGCGTCTCACTCGTAAGCTTCGAAAGATTTCAGCTCTCTACGCAGAGTTTGTGCCTCAGGATCAAGCGAGTTCGGTCATGCCATGGGCCGCCGTGTACGATGATCTCAGAAGGCCTACCGTAAAGGTGGTGCAGCAGAAATGGCCCGGGGCCGAACGCTCCCGACTCTTCGCCGGGTAGCGCCGGATCAGTACCCAAGTAGATACCGGCGTGGTTCGGGTGCACCGTTCGACCGACATGCATAACGATCATATCCCCGCGCTGAGGCCGGTCCACGCGCACAAAGCCTGCGGCCTCGTAGTTTGCCTCGTACAGGCTGGCGTGCTCCGCACTCTCCCACCAGCCGTCAGCGCGCTGGAAGGCTTCAAACTCCAGCCCCCACTCACGCTGATACCAATCGGCGCAAACCTGCCAGCAATCCCAGGCACCATGCACAAACGGGCGCTTAAGCAGCGGCGCGCTGCCGGTTGGCGTGATGGTGCGCAAATCCCCCTCAGGCCAAGACAAGATATGCCAGGGCAAGGCCGTGGCCTCGCACATGGCAAGGTCGTGCGGTGACGGCCTGCTGGTGGCATCCGGATGCGAGTGAACGATGCCGATCACCTCGCCCGCGTCTTCCGCCGCCGCGTAATCCTCTGGATCAAGCCGGAACTCTTCGTTTGGCTCCGTGGCGATGTTCCGGCACGGGAAGTACTTCTGCGCGCGCCCGACCGCCAACAGCAAGCCGCAGCACTCTTTCGGGTACTCGGCTGCCGCGTGCGCTTGGATGGCCGCGATGATGTGCTTGCGCATGGTCAGCTCCGGACGATAAGGGAAACGGCAGGGAATCCGCCGAAGGAAAGCTCTTCGTTCTCGCCGAAGCGCAACTTGCACGACGACAGACAGCCCTTGCACTGGTCGAGCGTTGGGTCATCCGTGGGGTTGTCCTCGTCGTCGAACATCGCCGCGCCGGTGTAGCCGCAATCAGGCCCACGGTATCCATTGGTCATGGCCCAGTGGCAGAAGGTCGTCATCTGCCGACCGGGCAGCCCGTGGTGGTCGATCTCACCGGGGGAAGAAAGCTCCCAGACTACGGCCTCGCCGTCCTCGCTGGTTTTCTGGTCGATGTACCAGATTTCCAGCGCCTCCTGTGTTGGGTCAGCAGTTGGGTTGCCATCGGGGAAGTTGGCCGCATCCAGATAGTGGGCCAGGGTCTCGCGCACCGTCAGTTTGAACTTCAGCATGTCCTCGAAGGCCAGGCACAGCGCTGTGACGCGCCCCTTGATGTTGCCGGCGGCGAAGGTAGGCCGGGAGGCGCTACCGTCGCTGCTCGAGGAAATCCCCTCAATTTGCACCGGCCACGCCGCGTACTCCTCGCCCTGCCACCAGATCGATTTAGCTGGCAGATCCTGTTCCGAATGCTCGTAGGCGAGCAGTTCCTCCGCCGTATGCGGAATAGCGTGCCCGTGAAAGCGCAAGTAATCGGCGCCGTACTCGGTCCCGTCAATTTCGAACAGGCGAATCTCTCCGCCGGGCTCCAGTTTCTGGATGTCCGTTATCAGTGACATGCGCGGTTATCTCAGGGGTGAAAGGTTTGTTGGAATGTTGCTGTGATGGCGTAGACCTGGCCGCCTCGATGAACTGGCTTATAGCCGTTGCACTTGTATAAGCCGAGATCGCCCAGCGGAGGCTCCCACAGGAAACCCTTGGAGCCTTTATGCCGATCGAGGAACACCATGATTTCCTTGATGCGGGGCTTCATGCCAGTGAACGTGACCGGCCAGGACTGGGCTCGGCTGTTGATCCCATCCTCGACCGACTGCTCGTAGCCGTTGCCGAACTGCTTGGAGCGAACGCGCTGGGTGATTTCCCCTTCCGCGCCCTTTTCCGTCGCCCAGGTGAATCGCTCAATTGCCATAAATCATCCTTTCACGTTTCGGCTGCTCACGCCGCCTTGGCGCCAAGACTTGGCGATCTCTTCTTTCGCAACGGTGCGCATGCGCTCCTGCATGTTTCGCTGGAACAGTTCAGTATCGAGTTCGTCGCCTTCCGATTTGCCCGACTCTTCATCCGTCATGACCATGATCGGCATTGAAAGACTGACGGAGGTGCCGCCGCCACCGCCAACCGACATAACGCCCAGCTTGCCGTTGGCCGTGCGCGTCAGAGGCATGATCGCCTCGTCTCCAGCCTCGCCCATGACGCCGGTTTTGCCGTTGGCCATGCCGAACGCAGTGGGTTTGCTTACGACCGAGTTGGTGAAGGCGCCGCCGTCGGCAAACATTTGCACGCCTCTGGACCAAGCACCGCCATCAGCCTGGAGGTAAGTCGACGAGTAACCCGCTTGGGAGGCGCCGAGGTTCGATGAGACTGCACCGGCTGATCCCGCCGACAATCCATTGCCCGCCCCTGCAGCAGCGCTTCCACCGAAATAGGTGGCCGTTGCGCTGACCAAGCTACTCAGCAATGCCGAGCTGGCCTGACGGGTCGCGATGCGCGCCATATCCGCCAAGATCGACTTAGCGAAATCCGAGAACGACGCTTTGCCGGTCATTGCGAAGTTGACGACCGCATCCTCCATGCTGCTGAAGGCGTTGCTGAACAGGCTTTTTGTCTGCCCGGCGATGTTGCGAGCCGAATCGAGGTAGTTTTCCCAAGCTGCTGAGGCGCCCTTCGTCCAATCGCCCTGAGCGGCTTCAACGTCCGCATAGTTTTGCCGGATCTGGTCGGTAGCGTTTTTGTTCGCATCTGCGAGCGCTTGGGATTTGCGCTTGAATTCCTCCTCCGACATATTTCGCGACGGGTCGGACTTTTGATTCGCCAGTTCCAGCGCCTGCTGAGCAAACCGGTCTTGCTGGCTATTCAGCTCGCCGTTGAGTGCGTTCTGGCGGTCACCCTGGCCCACGCCGAGTACTGCGCGCTGCCCGGCAAGCTCCAGAGCGCGCTGCTGCTGCCCAAGTGCCTGAACGTACGAAGCGATTGACCGCTCTTGTTTCGCCAGGCGCCCAGTCTCGCTCGTCGCCAGCACTTCAAGCTGGCTATCCGCATCCTTCTGAGCCTTCACCATACCGGCGTGTGCGTCGGCGATCTTCTGGTCAAGCTGGATGCTTTGGGCGGCAGTGGTTGTTTTTTTGCCTTGGGCAGCTTCAAGAGCGGAGATTCCCGCCTCGTAGCCCGCGGTGACCTCGTCTTTTTCAGCGCGGATCAAGACTGCGCGCTGCGTTGCGTAATCAGCCTGCGAGATCAACCCGGCTTTCTGCGCTGCGTCCAACTGCCTAAAGGTGTTGGTGTATTCGTCCTGAATGCCCTTGAGCGCATTCTGCGCATCGTTGTATGCCGTGAGATCTACAGCGCCGGCCGAAGCGGTTTTGGGATCCTTGAACTTGGCATTGATATTTTCGCGCTGCTTGTTAACTCGATCTTGGGCCAGTCGAGGATCGTTCGGATCCGCGTCACGAAACGATTGCAGCTCGCGGTCTAACTCCCTGAGCTCAGCATCACGCTTCTGTTTATTGCTGCGAAATGACTTTTCTCGCGCGTCGAAAGCCCTTTGGGACTCCTGGGCCTTGTCCTGTTTGCTTTGGTATAGCGCCTGGGCTTTATTGATCGCGTCCTGCGTATCGCGCTGTCCAACGAGGAACTCCAGCTCCTGCTTGGATGCAGCAAGCTTCTTTTTTACGTCGGTATCGCTCGGGTTAGCTTTGAGCGCGCTCTCTGCATAAGCAACGCTCCGCGTCAGATCAGTAATCCGTTTAGTTGGACCTTCGTCCCTGCCAATGTTCTTGATCGCATCCAGCGATTTCTTGGCCTCATCGGTGATGCCCTTCCAGGCTTTCTCGATGAAACCCAGGTTGTCGGTGATTTCCGTGGATCGGCTATTGACGGTATCCGCGTAAGTATCAGTAAGCAGCTTTGCGGCGCCAATGGTGTCGCCCTGCTCCTTAAGAGCAACGATTTGCGAGTAAACCGAAGCCGTCAGGAAGTGATACTGATCGTTCAGTTCCTTCGCGGCCGCAACTGGGTCCTTAGCGATCTTGACGAACTCAGCAATGGTCGCGTCCACCGACCTGCCGGTAGCGTCTTCCATCGCCGCGGCGGCATCCGCGATAACTTTGAAGCTGTCGCCCGCGACAACTCCGCTGGACGCCAACTTGGTAAGCGATGCCGCCGCCTCGCTGGTGGTGCCATTCGTCGCGCTGACCTGTTGCGCCAGATCAGCCAAGCGACTTGCAGATGTTCCTGCGTAATTGCCGGTCAATATTAGTGCTTTGTTGTACTCGTCCGCTTCCTGACTGCCGGTCTTGTAGCCGTAGACCATGGTGCCGAGCGACACGACCACGGCGGCCAGCGCGAGAGCCATACCAGCAACACCGAACGTGACCCCGCTCATTGCCCGGCGGATAGCGCCTACGGCCTTCTGCGCGTTCTCGGCCGCCTCCGCAGCCGTGTTCGAGCTTTCAGCCAGGTCCGACAGACTTTCACTTGCTTCGCCAGCGCTTTCAGCGGTGTCCTTCGCGCCAGAGGCAATACCCGCAAGCGACTCTCCCAATACAGCCGCGCCAGCACCGCCAGAAAACAACGAGCGGAACTTGTCCCTGAGTGCGTCCATCGTCGGCCCGATGCCGCCGAACGAATCTTTTATCTGACCGCCCTGCTGAATCAGCACCATCAGCGGGTTTTGCCCGCCTGCCAGGCTGGTGAAGATGTCAGTGAACTGCGCTGGAAGCTGACGCAGCGCCGCCTGTGTTTGTCCGGAGCTGACGCCAGTTTTTCTCAACCCCTCGTCGAACTCGCCCAGCTTCTGGCGGGATGCGTCGATGCGAGCGGAGTACTCGCGGAAGGTGTCGGCATCAATGACGCCGGTGGCCTTGTATTTCTGCAACTGAGCCTGCTGCTGATCGAGCTTATCGAGCGCAGCCATTGTTGGGTTGAGTTTACCGAGCAGCTCTTGCAAGCCTTCGGCCTGGGCGCCGGTCGCTGCCGCCGCCTTCTTGGTCGCCTCGGCCTGGCGATCTGTCGAGCCGATCAGGGCGTCGGATTCAGCCTGTAGACGGCGCTGAAGTGCAGCCAGGCTGCTTGCCGACGAACCGGACGACTCCATAGCGGAAGCATTGGTGTTCACGCTGGTGGTCAGGCGCTGGTAATACTCACTCGACTCCAACGAGGCTTTCGCCGTGGCCAGCAATCGCGCCTTGGCTTCGTCGAGAGACTCGGACAGCTTGCGCTCTGATGCCGAGAGGTCGGATGCAGCGGTTGCAGCCTTGTCAAAACCAGACGCCACACCATCAGCGGCTTTCTCAGCCTTGGCACCAGCCTTTGCAAGATTCTCCAGATCGGAGGTGGCCTTGACCGCTTCGCCTGAATCTACCGCAATGCCAAGCTCAGCGATCGTAGACATGAGTGCTCCATTATTTCGATTGCTCAGACATAACGAGCAACGCCTCGGCCTCCATTATTTGAAGGTCGGGGAAGATCTCTCTGAGTTGTTTTTTCTTCATGCCGATGAGCTCGGCAACGCTGGTGATTGCGGTGTAATCAATGCCGGTCGCGCCGCACGCGCCGGTGCGCCACTGTGTTGAGAGTCCGTCGAACAAGCGGAACGCAGGCCAGACACACGGCCACACCTCAAACGCCTCTTCCATATCCGAGGCGTCAAGACCGAATGCCGCCAACTGCTCGGCACTCGGAGGGGGTTCATACAGGGCGCGTGCGACGCGGATTAGTTTCCCGTGCGGGCCGGTGCGTAAGCCGCTTGATAGGCCGCGACAATGGCCTCACCGGCGCCGGCAGATGTTTCCACCAGCGCGCGTATCGACTCAGGGCTCAGCTTGTCTTCAAACCCCCAGCCTTCAACCAATGCCTGGACCTGATCTACCTGGCGTTCAATGTCCGCATCAGTGATGTCCACCAGAGTCAAATCATCAGCTTTGGCTTTGAAAGCATCCTGATCGTCCTTTGCCCGTTGCTGCCACCCCGCAAACAAGGCTGCCAGCTCATTGCGGTTCCGATACTTGAACTCAAACGGCACCTTGATGAATGCACCGCCGACGCGCGGAATTTCCACATCCGCCTTGAAGGTAGCGCCTTGCGCGATCTTGAACTTCGCCATGATCAGCTACCCCCGCCAGCAGCCACTGGCGCTCGGTACGCCGTAATCTCGGCGTTAATGGTGAAGCCGAACGTCACAGCTGCACCCTCGTTGCGCACCAGCGTTGGGGTTTTGTTGAACGACGGGTAACCGGCGTAGTAGATCGTTTTACCGTTGGGCAGAGACATGCGCAGAATCCGCACTTCCTTCTCACGATCAGCCTTATCCAATTCGTCGTACCAGGCCAGGCTGTCGTCGTCGGCGAGTTGGAACGCAAACGCCTGGGCATTCTTGGTGGTCGGAATCTGCTTGTCGCGGCGAGCCTCCAGCGGTGCGTACGTCCAGTATTGCTGCTCACCGCCAGACATCGAGTTACCGATCACCTGGTTCACCGCAACCCAGCCGGTGACCTTTTTGGCAGTGCCCGCGCTGATGCCGTCCGGAAAGAACGCAACGTTCGAGGTATCGATGCCTTCAAGCGAGAAGGCTCCGGCCGCGGCGTTGGACACGCGCACGGCGCGCTCGTTGATGTCCTCCCAGCCCGAAGTAACCAGCAGGATGTCACCGTTGGAGAAACCGTTGGCCAAAGCCGTGGCCACGCCCGGATTTGCGTTGCTGATTGCGGAGATCAACTTGGCGGCAGCGAAGCCGGTTGAGATCGCCAGTGTTGCCCCGTTGGGGAAGTAGATCGACATGGGTTTTCCTCTTTGCAGAAATGACAAAACCCGCACTTGGCGGGTTCAGGATTTGCCCAACGGGCGGATTATGGTGTGGTGTCGGACCGGTACGAGAACGACAGCGGGACGGTGTAGGTGGAGTCGCCGGTGATACCTGGCCCCTGATCTACCGGCGTCATGGGCGTGACAACGAAGCCGTTTTTCGTGTCGCGCACATACAGCGGGAACAGGTCTGTCAACTCAGCCACAATCGGATTCGTCTTGGTCTTGCCGGTGCCCGCCGGTGCGATGATGCTCACCTGGAACACGCCGGTGAACAGCCGGTGATCACCGCCGAGCGTGTTGCTCGCGGTATCGCCCGGGATCGTGAACACCCTCAGGTAGGTCTCGTCCGCCGCCGGCGTGTAGGCCGTGTTCTCGAAGACGATCTTCAGATTCTCCGACCTGGCAGCGTTCCAGGCGATGAGCTTTGCCTCGTAGATCGAAGCGATGATTGCGTGACTCATACCTGGTTGTTCCTGATGGCCTCCAGCACGATCTGCTGGAAGCGGGCCACGGTGACCCGGACCATACCGCCGGGTGCTTGGGTCGAATGGCCGAACTCCAGCGGGATGGCATAACCGAGGCTGTTGGTGATGTAGCAGGTGTCGCCCGCCTTGAATTCGATGGCGCCGGAGGTAATGCGCGCCGTCGACTTGACGCCGCTCGGGTCGACTTCTTCGGTTGTGCTCCCGTCCGGGGTGCCGATACTGAACATCCAGTTCCCGCGAAACCTGCCGCCCACGTAGCCTGCGGGCGCAGCAATGTCCATGCCGTCGTGCACCTTGCGCCCTGGCCTTAGCCTGCCTGCCTTTGTGAGGTTGGCCGGATCGCTACGCAGCGCGCTGTTGTGATCGTCGACAGCCTTGTTGTACTGGGTGGCCACAGCGTTCTGCGCCCAGATCTCTGGGTTGCCCACGGGCGACATGCGGATCAGGCTACTGCCGACCTCAATGATTATCTCGCGCATGCTTGCGTCGAGGGCCTCGGTAACCTGCGCGGCGAACGCGGCCAGGCTCAGGGCGAAGCTGCCGGACTGGCCGGCGCCTTTGCTTGCCATCTCACTTCCTCAGTTGCGCGGTCCATGTTGCGTCAGCAGGATCGGCAGACACGTTCATCACCCGGAGGCCGTTGATGATGTCCCCAATGGCTGGAAACGCTGCTACCGCCGTCGCAGACCAGCCTCGGAGACAAGCAGCTCGTTTTGCAATACCAGAAGCTTTTTGTCGGTGGACTGAATCAGGGTGCCGTCGATTTCCTTGGACAGGTAGCTGCCCAGAACGCCGCGCCCCGTGTAAGTCAGGGTGGTCTCCGGCGTTTCGCCGCCCAAGTCGGGGTCATACTCGCCAGCAACCTTACGCACGCCAGCCACCGGCTTTACCGCGTCCGCCAGGCCATCAGGATCGTCAAACGCTTCAGCCAGGTCGGCCTGGATCTCTTCACGCATGCCCACGGTCAGATCCTCTTCAGCATCATCACGCCGGAGCGTTTGATCCAGGGTGCCAGCAGGGCTAGGGCGAAATTCTCTCCCGCGGACTGATCGGTAGAGCCTGCCACGTAGGTCTTGCTTACAGACGTGCCGGACTGAGCCGAAACCGTCTTGCTCTGCACTTCCTTCTGCGTGGACGTGTACAACTTGCCCGCCGCCGCCTCTTTGGCGACTTGGGCGCCGGCTGTTTTGATCTCAGTCGGGACCAGATCGGGAACAGCCCGCTTAATCTTGGCCGTGAGCCAGGCGTTGGCCATGGTCACAGCAAGGACCGGATCACCGGTGCCCGCCCAGCCAAGACCCAGCGAGGCGTCAACATCGGCAACGGTGATGAAATCGGTCATATGCTTGTCCTTATTCCGCTGGCACCAGGGCCTGCAGGTCTTCTTTCCTGGCGGTTGGGTCGAAGGTAATGCCCTTCGCGGTCAGCCACTCTTTCAGCTCGGGGACCTTCATTTTGAGAGGGTCGGTTTCAGGGATTTCCTGCTCCTTGCCATCGGAAACCTTGATGCCGGCTGCTTGGTAGGCATCGAAGATATTCGGTGCATCGCCATCAACGACCACCTCGGTCGCGGAGCCGATGACGCCGAAGAATTCGCTCAGCAGGCGGTAGCATACGCCGCGCTCTTTGCCCGGCTTGTCCGTGTAGATCACTTTCATGAGTCACCTCAAAAGCACCCCGGCGCCCATAAAGACGCCAGGTTGTGTGGGCCGGATTACGGCGTTGTGGTACCGCTGATGACAGCAGCGAACGGTACCTGCTTGCGGCTGAACACACGTTTCCAGTTCGCAGCGGAGGCGTACTGGTTTGCATTCGGGCTGAGGTTCTGAGCCTCGGTGCCCTGCCAGCTGAAGCCTGCAGGCTGGAGAATGTAGGTCTTCCGCTCCCACAGCACTTCAGCACCGCCACCGTTGCCACCTCCCGGCTTACGCTCCAACTCTACTGGCACCTTCGGCGAGCCTTCGCCGTAGCCGAATGCACCTTGGCCGTAGAACACCGACAGGTACTTGCCGGAGCCATACACCAAGGCATCGTCCATGAACACCGGCTTGCCCAGGTAGGTCGCCAGGATGATCTTGCCGTCCGAGTCACGCAGGTACTCGATAAGGTCTTGCTTGACCATCTGGTTCATCACGACCGAGTGCACGCCAATCGCGCCGAACTGGTCGGCTGCGTCACCGGCGGTAAACGCGGCATCCTGGAAGGCGTTCGCACTGATGGTCGCGCCAGCGTCGATGACCATGTCACCGCCGTTATTCGCGATGTTTGAGGCGATGATGCCGCGAGACGCGCCCAGGGTGTAGCGCTGCCACTGGCGAGTCCAGTAGGTACCGAAGCGGTTGCGGATCTGCTGCTGAGGCTCGCTGTTCGCAAGCTCAGCGGTCAGGTCGGTTACGCCGTAGCCTTTGTTGAGGTACAGGACACGGGCACGCATGCTGTCCTGGGTCACCTTGCCAACTTCACCTTGGTCGTTCGGGTCATCGTTGCTGATGTTCGGAGCTTCATCGGCGTTGAGATCCTGCCAGTAGCTGATCTCGGCGGTGCCCTGGCTGCCGGACGCGATCGCATCCAGCACGGGCGAGCGGGTCACAATACCCGACTCGTATACAGCGGTCTTTTCCGGGCTGTTAACCGGCGCCAGGGAGGCGTAGTAGTCGCCGACGAAGATGTCGGTCAGTTGGGTAGTTGCCATGGATTAGGTTCCTTTGGTGGCCTGGATTTTCTTGAACAGCTCAGGGTTGTCACGGGCGATCGCAGCGCGCTCGGTTTCCGTGTATTCACCCCACTTTTTCGTGGCCTTGCCACCTTGATCGCCGACCTGTCCGGCGCCCTGAGCCCTTGGCCACAGGTGTGTTGCTGTTTCACGCAGGGATTCCGCCCATTCGAGCGGCGACAGCGGGGTTTTCCCGTCCTTCCCGTAAACGACCTCGCCGTCACGGTCGGTGGCAATTGCCTCGCCGTCTTCACTGAGTTTGAAAGTGCCCCGGGCGCGCAGGATGATGTCCTCGGCAGCCTCTGGGAGCGCGCCGGCCCTGATGGCAGCAGCGCGGATGGAATCAGCCAGTACCTTGTCGCTGTACTTGGCGGCGAATTGCTCGGCCTTGTCGGCGCGGGCCTTCTCGGCACCCAGCTTGGTGTCGTAGTCGGTGCGCAGGCGCTCGGTACGGCGGGTGATGACCTCGTCCAACTTGCCTTCGGCAATTAGCTTGGTCTCTTCATCCTGTCCAACCTTGGTCAGCAGCCCTTTCACGGCGGCGATGTCCAGGCCTTCGAACTGTGCCTTGAAGCCGTCCAGCTCGGTTTTGGTGGTCCGGAGAGAGCCAAGCAGCTCGGTGTTTTTCGCTTTGAGTCGAATGACCTCTTGGTCAATTAGCGCCTGAATTTCAGGGGTTATTGCAGAACCACCTCCACCCTCGCCACCTTCATCAGAAGCATTCAGAAAGAGTTGTTTAAGCTTGAACATGGGTATCCCCTCGGGATTTTTGGGCTACTGACCTAATCAGCAGGCATAAAAAAACCGCCCGTTGGGCGGCTTGGTGTGAATACTATGTTTTATCGGACTATCGAAAGCCCGCGCATCACCAGGTAATCAGCGAACTGCGTCCTGCTTGGCGCGTATGGCGGCGGCCGCATGCGCAGCCCAGGCGTATCGCGGTTGAGGCGCGTGCGCCGTCCATTCGGCTCAGTGCAGTGGGTCGGCTCTTCGATCTGGAAGCCCAGCTCGACGGCATACAGCTCAACCGCCAACCGCACCTGGCCCCACTCAAGCTCAGAGGGCACGAACGTCTCCGACAGTATCTGGTATTCGATCTTGCAGTCACGCCGAGGCCAGGCCATTGCCTGTTCAGACTGGGCCTTGCGCCCTTTCCACTGGCGACCGTTGATGTCGGCCGCGGCGCGCAGCAGCAGTTCGACCTGGTCAGCCTCAGCTTCAGGTATCCGGAAACCATAGTAGTCGCGGTAGAAGGCCAGCTTCTCCAGCGGCACGAAGCTATTCGCGTCTGGCCTGCCCTTCCCGTCCTCAACGATGATCTGCATGTGCTATCTCAACCTGGTGAAGCGCCGAGTGTAAAGCCTGCCCGGGTGAACATGTCAGGCTCTGCTTCCTTCAACTGCGCGAGGGTCAACGGCTTGAAAGACTTGTCGAGCTGCAGCTTGGCGAACTTCTCCGGCGTCAGCCCTCCATCGCGGAACAACTTGCCCCGGACAGGCCCGAGGGCATGATCCTGGAAGCTCGCCGGTTGCGTTGCCAGCCACTCGTAATAATTCAGGCCAGCGTCAACCTGAGCCCCACCGTTATCGCCCACCGAGGCGCGCGTCGCGTCCTTGGCGAACATCTCCGAAAGCCTGGTGGTCGGAACCGTAGTTGACCGGCAATTGATATGCGCCGGCGGCAACGGGCCTTTACCAAGGTCGAAGCGCATGCTATCCAGGCCCTTGCATTGCTGCGAGGTCTTGCGGTCGAGCGTCGACACCCAGCGATAGCCCAGCACCACGTCACTGTTGGCTTTCAGCGTTTCCATCCGTGCCGTGGTGGCAACATGCTGGATTGCTGTCTGCACCACGGCGGCAGCATTGCGGTTGCTCACCGCCAGGACGCCATCCGTGAAGTTCTGAGCCGCGGTACCGCGAATCGCCTGGATGATCTGGGCGTTGGTCTGGCCCTGGCCAAAGCCGAGCCGGATGGTATTCGTGACGCGCATCGTCTCGGTGCGCGTCCACCCGCTGACGAAGCTCTTCAGTAGCTTGCCACCGTCGATACCCTTGACCTGCAGCGGGTAGGAGAACACAGCCGCGCGGATCACTGTGTTGGTCGGCACCACCGCGTCGATAGAGAGCGCATTGCTCAGGCTTTTGGCCTCAAAACTCGATTCGTAGAGCGCGAGGTCGACGAGATCAGCCTGCACCAGGTCGCCGTAGGCCTTGTAGATCTCCAGAAGCTTGCCGTCCACGCGAGCCAGAAACAGCTCAAGCCGGTCCCGGCTGTAGGTGGTCAGTTCCTTGCGGGTCAACTGCTCCCGTACCAACGTGTCAATCTGGCGCAGGTATTTCTCGAACTTCTTTACCTCACCGGCCTTAAGCCGCTCCAGCATTACCGAGTGGCGTGTCGTCTGCTCCAGCAGTTGGCTTTCCACCTGCGCCTGGCTTGTCGTTGGCATCGTCTTTGTCCAAGTTGATGCCGGCCGACTCGCGCTCGTCGCTGATCAGTTCGGCCTCGTCTTCGTATGGGCGCTCCGGCAACTTGCCGGTGGTGAGGTATTGCCAGTAGGTGTCAGCGCTGATCGTGCCAGCCATCACGCCCTTGAGCAGTTCAGCAAGAACCTGGGCGTCGACCACTGGGGTGACGAACTCAGGGTTGACCTTAAACTTCACCTGCTTGGGGTCGTAGCCCTTCCATTCAGCGGCGTAACGCAAGCCCTGCTCCACTGCCTCAGCAACCGTAATGACGATGCTGTGAAGTGTGGCGTGCTGATCGTTCTGGCGAGTTTTGCGTGCCTCACCAGACTCGGTGCCGCCCACGTCCATGACCTTGGCACCGGCTTCAAGCGCAGCGTTTTTCTGATCGTCCATGGCTTTGCGATTGGCTTCAATGCCGGTGCCCTTGAACTCCAGGTATTCAGCCTTGCCGTTCGGACCAAGGTCCCAGGCCGCCGAAGGACCGGTCACACTCAGCTCTACAGCTTCATCCAAGCCAGAAACCCACGGCTGCGGATGACTGGTCTGATGCAACGAGCTGAAGTAGTCAGCGCTGATCTGATAGGACTTTAGTGCGGCCCGAGCCATGGTCAGCAACGGAACCTCGTCCACGTCCGGCGAGTTGTCGGTCGAGCCGCAATAAATCACCGGTAGGTAGGGCAAGCCTTTGACCAGGCGATTGTCTGTGCCAGTCGTGCCCAGCGGTCTCTCATCCTCGACGAGCTCGCCACCCTCATTACGCACCGCGGTGTAGCAGACGTCTCCCAGCATGAAGAACTCACGAAACACCGTGTCGCAGTCATGGTTGTAGCGGTCGCCACCCTTCTTTCGGAACTCACGGAACACCGAAAGGACCAGGTCCTGTCGGCCGCCTTGATCAGCAGTATCCCAATTGATAGCGTTGCGGGTGGCGTACGTCGAGAAGTACGGCTCGCCGCTATCGTCGATGTTCACCACCATCGGCACCCGGCCGTGCGAGATAGCCTGGCGCACCATGCGGAAGAACAACTGTTTCAGGCCGAAGCCGTCGGCAGTGGCGTTCTCCTCCAGCCCTTTCAAGCCAGACGGTAGTTCGACCTCAGGAATCAGCCGGGAAACCAGACCCATCATCGACCGCAACGAGTCACGCACCCAATGTTCATACTGAGCGCGGTTCGTGTAGTTCTCGTAGAGGTACTTGTTGCCCGCACCGTCGAGCTTTTCCGCTTCGACCATGCCGCTCGGCTTGGGCAAATTGCGCTCGTTGCGCTTCACGGCGCACTCGCCCTCTAGCGCGTCGTCCATCATCTCCCACTCGGCGATGTGCGCGTCGTAGTCGGGGTTTGTCGATTGCACTGGCATCAGGCCAAGCCTCCAATTCGGCGTGTTCCGCCTGTGCGTTTGCGTCGGCCCATCGACACGGCGAAGTAGCGGAAGGCGTCCGCGCCGTGTGATGACCAGTCGTGAAGTGGTTTGTCTTTCCAGCAACCCCGCTTGTCGTCCCACTCCTTGCGGTAGTTTTCTAGGCAGGAAATGCCTAGCTCGCATTTGGATTCGTCGAACGCGCAGTTCGGGAGTATTTCCCGCACATGCTCAATGCCCTCGTCGATACCGATCTTCGGGACAACGCTGAACTTGATACTGTATTTCTGGCCGTCGATCTCGTAGCCCTCGCGGGCGATCTCGCGCCGGGTCTTGCCATCGCTACCGAACTCTCGATTGTCGATGTCGTGAGGCCCCCAGTGATCGCCATATGTGTATTTGCGATCCTTGAGCACCTTCATATAGTGCCTAAGGCCCTCCCCACTGTTCTCGTAGAAGTCGATGACGTGATATTCCTCACCGACAATCCGAACAAACCAGATAGCCGTTGAGTCGCCAACACCAATATCCCAAATCGTATGCACCGGAAGATGGCTGTTGTCTGGTAGCGGGCCTATCCGCTGCGCGCCGTAAAACTTTGTGAACTGCTTGGCGTAGTAAGCACCCTCGATCGACTGCTGGAATGCTTCTGCCGGCAGTGACGGGTATTCCCGCTTCATGTCGTCGCCGAGTGTCTTCTCCTTGGCCGCGTACCAGGAGCGTTGCCCGTCATCTGTGACGATTCCGTGTTTGGCGTGCAGTTCCTTGAAGTAGTCGGCCAGGCGCTGCGGGATCACAACTTCAGTCGGGTCAAGGCTGTAGGCCTTGTTGTTCCACCAACTGAAGAAAAAGAATTTCCAGTCGAGCAGGCCCAGCGGCACACCGGAAAGCTTCTGCCTCTCCGCTGACTGGCTGTAATCGAAGAAATATCCCGCACGACCTTCTGCAGTTGACTCGATGGTGACGAAGCACTCGGCAGCTACGGCCTCAAAGGCGCCCGTGACGATCTCTCTCGCCTTGTGCGGGAACTTGGCGCAGATTTTCCCGAATTCAGAAACATGCAGGTAACGCAGGGTGCCACCGCGAAACGAGGTCGAGACATATAGCGAGCCGCCTTTGCTGAACACAAGCTCGCCGGCGGCGTCATTTCGCGCAGGGTTAGCAGCGCGCAGCTCTTTAGGTAGGTTGTCGTAAGCGTACTTGACCTTCTCCCGGAACAGGCGCTTAGCGTCGTTCAGTGTGTGAGCGATCAAAGCGCACTTCGCAGCTTCGAACAGCGCTGCATCCAGCTGGACGATGCACACCAGCGTCGTGAAGCCCAGCTGACGAGCCTTCAGGATGATGTTCCGGGTATGCATCCCCTGAAAGTAATCAATCTGCTCCTGCGTCATGCGGAAGCGAACCTTCTTCCCCTGCTTATCCGTGATGAAGTAGAGATTGTTCAGCCGCCAGAATCGGTCCCGAAGCAGTTTCATATGCTCGGGCTTCATGTCAGGCGTCCTGTGTTAGTTCATCCATCATCTTAGAGATCTCGTCGGCGTCGTCCGTATTCTCCTTCTCGTCCAAGCTGAAGGCCTGGCGCTCCAGCACCTGGAGGTTCTTCATCGCCGAGGACAGCTGAAACAGTGTTTTGGAATTGCTGGGTAGCGCTACAGCAGCGAGCATCGAGGCCCGGCGCATGCCGTTGTTATCCTCGCTTGTCTCGTCGATGATCGTGTCTTCGATCTCTTCGCGGCGCTGAATGGTAGTCAGCAGATCATCCATTAGCAGGTTCGCAAGGTTCGTGGCTTTGCGAATATCTCGGCGATGGCTGCGAACCACCCGAGCGCCTTCCTCTGCGGCTTCCTCGATGATCTCGGCGTCAAGTTCGCAGTTCGCGCCTTGGTCGTTGCGAACCTCACCGCGAACCAGCTTGCTGCGAACCTCTTTACGCACCTTGTCAGAAAGGTCTCTCGCCCACCCTTGAACCTTGGCTTTCTTTCGAATTGCCGTGTCGCTCACGCTTGGCGCTCAGCGATAGTTCTGATGGAAAGCGAACCAGCCCGGAAGGCACGTTCGATCGCCTCCCAGTCGGGTTGCTTGGTTGTCATAAATTGTTTCACCTAATTCGGAAAATCACTTGAAAACAAGGCAGTTAGCCACCATAAACAACAATCACTAACAAGGATGGAGCTTCACAATGGCGAAAACCAAATACCCCGCGCGCCTGATCGCACACATCGAAAATTCATACGCGACCGTGACCAAGGAATTCCCAGACGCAATTGGGACTGCAAAATTCACGTTCGATGACAAATCAATCTGTAATGTGTTCGAGACCGGAAGCGTTACTTTCCAGGGTAAAGCAAGCACGATTAAGGGTGAGATCGAAGCCCAGATCGTCATTATCGACCGCGGCTAGCCAACATCTACCTCCACCAAATAGTGCCGCGCTAATCTGCGGCACACCTACCCTTCTGCGCCTTCTAGCAGCACATCAATCAGCTTCTGCTCACCTAGGCGCATCGCTCCGAGGCATTGCAGGTCGTCGCACTTGGGGCCGAGGCCGAACACGGTCACCTCTCCCTTCCCGCCGATAAGCGTCAACGCGCCTACGGTGCACTCTGGGTGCTCACCCGCGTCGAGGTCATCGGCAATCTTGCGCAGGGTCTTGGCGGCGTCGCGCCAATCTTCCCGTTTGAACTCCAGAACCTTTATGGTCATTTGGTCACCTGCTGTAGCCACTCTTCAATGATCCGCTGCACAACTGGCTCAGTCAGGATTGAGGACGGCTTGTTCCCGTCGATCACCGATTGAACCAGGGCGCGCGGGATTACGTGGGCACCATCACTGGCTACCACCATCAGGTGCGGGCGTTGATCGGCGATGTCGTGGATGGTCGCGTTCATTTCGTCACCATCTGGTGTGTCTGTGCGTGCGCGTGACCGTGGAGCAATCCAACGATCAAGCCCTGAGGCAATCCAGCAGCTTTGGAAGCGTCTACGGCATCCGCAATAGCTTTGTCGAGAGCGCTCACAACAGCGTTGATGTCTTGGCCCAGAGGTAGTGCGTGACGCAGCCGGGTGACATTATTCATCACGCCCACCCAATACTGATGTGAGTGCCAATCCAGCTGGCACCCTCAATGACTCCCCAGCCAACCACGGCACAGGTGACCGCGCCGATGACAAAGGCTCCGGTCATATTTGGCAACTGGCTCATGCGAACCCTCATAATTGCGCGCCACAATTTGGCGCATCTGAAAACGTGGCGCGGATTTACGATTGGGATAAACTAGGTCAAAACCGATAAAGCAGAGCCCCTGCTAAGCTCGCAACCAAAAAAAGAGAAGCCGATGCCAATTGATGCAGCAACCGCAATGGCTAGGGCAAGAGACAATTTCAAGTATCTGGCTGAAGCAAAAGATGATGCGCACCTCGCCAAGCTCAAGGGAGGCGCTTGCGGCTATAACCAGTCACTTTTGATAGCCGGCCTGATCAGCCCCGAGCAATTGGATCAACTGAACAGAGAGCTCGATGAAGCCTGTCTGGCTTACAAATCACCCTTAGCTTGAATCAAATGATTCGCCCTGTCCGCAGACAATCAACGCTGCTGGATAGATTACGATTGAGCACGTTCATCAAGTGCATGGTCGGCAAACTTTTAGAGACGATGCACATGCCAGCAGACACAGAGTTCGCGATGACCGCAGCCCGCATAAACTTCGGGCGCTTGGCTTCGGCCGTAAGCAAGTCGGATCGTGAGAACCTAACGAACGACGCTCACAGCTTTAACCAAACATTGTTGGATGCTGGTTTTATCAGTCGCGAGCAATTTAAGCAGTTGAACTCTGAGCTTGAGCTGGCCTTCAGGGCTCATATCCTGCCTTGACCTTTTACGTTTACTTGCTCTGACTGCGAACGATCTGGGCGTCCACCTGGTCAGCGCACGTATCCAGTAACTTGATCGCCTTGTCTTTGAGCTCCCACACATCACCGTTGAGGCGAAGGTCGGCCTGGTCTTGTTCAACGCGCTCGCAGGGGATCAGCTGTGGCGCCTCAATTCTTACCGCTTGGGTCTTTGTTACTACCACCGGCTTTGCCGCGCAGCCCGTCAGGTAAAGGCTGATTAGCCCAGTCACGAACAGGCTTGCTGCTGCGCTTGAGTTCTTCAAAGTCTTTCCTCGCCTTCTCGGCTTTCTTCTCACTGGCCTTGATTCGTTTTGCCAGGTCGGATGTATACGCGGCGTTTCGCACGGCTTCGGCGCGCAGCGTGGTGATAGTGGCCTGGCTCTCGGCATTGGCGGCGACGGCTTTGGACTTCTCGCCAGCTTCGAATGCCACCTCCCCGCGAAGGGCTATCACACGCGACTGCTGTATGCCCACCAGTAGCAGGCCGACCAAGGCGATGATGATTGCTTCTGCGAAGGCCTTCATGCTGAATCCGCCTTACGGCCTAGGAAGCGGGTCACCATCTCGCGAATAGCAGTCACCCCGAGGAACCCAATAGTCCCTCCAGCAGCAACAGAAAGACTTGGCGGCCAAGCCATCCACTCGATCACGCTTGACGCAACCAGGCTTAGCGACCCACAGATCAGTGCTTCAAACACGATCCGGCGCTTGCTCGTTTCTTTCGCGTCATACATGACACGCAGTAGTGAGACGGTGATGGACATGATCACGCCCTGCCAGAGCGGATTGCTCAACGCCAGCCAGATCTTGGCCCAGGTGTCTGGCTTATCAGGCATGTTTGGCATCCGGGTTACTCCCTCTCGGGGAGATTGATAAATCCAGCCCCAGCAGCACTCCCAGCTCGGAGCAATTGGTGTGGTGGGGCCGAAAACGAAAAAGCCCCAGCGAATGCTGAGGCTTTGTGTGACACTTCTTAGCAGAAACTAGGCTACCGACTAACTTCCTGGCGTACGGGTTATGTCAGGATTTTTCTTTTCATTTTCACGTTCTTTTTCACGCAGAAACATTTTCGTTTGCTGCGCGCGAAAAAGCCCCCCTACTAACGAGCTCGCTTCTTCCCAATCAGCAAAAATGCCTACAATTTGCTCTCCCTCATAAACCACCCAAAGAATTTTCGGAGGGTTTTCAGGAATCCTCAGCCCAGAGCGCCATTTACTCTTCAAGCTATTAATTTGAGCGACGTTACTCTGCTTAACTTCAATCAAACCCATTTGAGCTACTCCATGGCCGGCCAAGTAGCGTAAAGGTGGAAAGATAAGCGGGCAAGAAAAAAGCCCGACGCAATAACCGGGCTTTGATATGTCAATCCCTAACGCGCAAGATCGACAGGATGTGCAAATATTCTCTCACTTTCTCATTCATTGCAACGGCTTTTTGCTAAGCAGCACAACTTTCAATTAATCCCTCTGCGTCGAGTAGCTCTTGGACGGCTGTTAGCGCCTCATTTACCTGGTCATCGAGCGCCTTACGGATCGTTGAGCGCCACCGGTAGCGAGTCGATTCGGGTTTGCCGTCGTTGTCCCAATTGGTGATGTCGTACCACGCGGCAGGTAGCACAGCGGCAGAGCGCCTGCCCTCGGCGCCTGCAACCTGCGGAATAGCCCATGTCAGCACGGCACACTCCCGGAAGCGCTTCGGCGCCGGCGTTCGCACCGAGTTGAGCAACTCCAGAATCGCGCCGTGCTTGCGCTCTTCGTGGGTCGAGTATTTCGCTACCAGGGCACGCCAGTGCGCTGCGCTCAACGCCTTATGCAGCCGACCGAACACCCAGCAGTCCTGGAGAAACGCCGCCTCCTTGCCGACGATTTCCCCCTTCTGTTTGGCACACTGAACCTTGGGCTCAAAGTCGCAGCAGCCAGCGGAGGTGATGGTCTCGGCCGCAAGGGCTCGAACTACTGCTGAAACAACGTTGCGATAGGTCATGCTGTAGCCCTCGGCCAGATGTTCAAGGCTTCTTTTTCGCCACCGTCGTAGCAACTACGCGCCCGATTGTGTCGGTCATTCCAGCGCTCAACAGCAATTCGCATCACATCAGCCACCTCGAGGTCATAGATATGCTCGAATGTGCCGAGCGAGCATGTGTTGATGTCCGGGCCTTGTGCGCCGCATTCATGACACCAAACATACGCCTCGTACGCCTCGTCGAAATCTTCATTCTGCTTGCGCTCCTCGAACACCTCTTCCTGGGTAATCCAGTTGCGCGCAATGACGCACGGCGGCCCTTCGCAGAATGGGCAGGGATTCATCTTGATTGGTTCGATCATGCTGCCAGCCCCTTTTTCAATTCTCTGGTCTTTGCCCGGTAATCGGCAGTCATCGCCTTCAATTCTGCGACGGTATATTTCTTCGCCTCGTGCGGCCCCTCAAGCCACTCAACTGCCTCGGCGCCGATTCGCTTCACCAGCTCGATGCGGTAATTCACGATGTTCCCGGAGAGCCGGGTGTTGCACGGCGAACACTGGCGATGGCAGTTCATCGGCTCGAAGCGCAAGGCCGGATTGCTCCCCACGGTTCGGTAATGGCCGGCGTCGTACTTGCCCTGGTGGTGGCGGCCGCAGCTGACGCACGGCAGTGCTGCGTCTCGGGCGCGCACCCAGGCGTTGAAGGCCTGCTGTGTGTCTTTGAGGTGATCCGCCCTACTCTTCAGCTTCTCCTTCCGGACCTTGATCTCGCGGCGCCCTACTTCTGCCAGGGCTTTCCCAGCGATCGCTCGGCCCTTCTCGGATTTGCCGTACGCGATAGCGCACTCGATCTCCCCGCACACAGCCTGCGATTCTCTGGAGCGCGTGAACATTACTCGGCACTCTGGGCAGCGCTTGCGCCTCGGTCCGCCGGAAGTGAGCGGGGTCTTGCGCTGTAGTGGGGTGCGCCTCATGCAGCCTCCTTGAATGCTTCGAACTCAGCCATTTCGGTTAAACGCTCTTCGGTAAGGGTTGGCCAGTCATGCAGCACCAGGTATGCGCAGCACTGGCGCCAAAAATCTTGGAATGTCTCCTCCCCCATCGAATCGTAGGAAAGGCTGCGAGGTGTCTTGCGGGTGAGCTGGCCCAGGCCTGGGATGTCGAACGCCTCCTCGTCGCAGTACACGCCCGACTCCAGTTGCAGGGCTTTGATCGCGTCGTGGGACTGCTTGCCGGAGAACCGATCGATGTTCTGGCTCAGTACCCGGCCCAGACCGTGGACCAAGCCATTGAACCTTGGATTGCGCGGCTGCTTGAGGTCGGCACGGATTTTTGTATTGATCCGGAAATCCCGTTCGCGGAGGATCGACCGGTCAGCATCGGAGGACGGCACGAACGCGGCGACCTCTTTTCCGGTCATTGGATCAACCAGGCGGCGTAGCACCAGGTACACAGGCATTGAGCGGGGCTTTGCTGGCTTAACCATGAGCGGTCTCCACACCTTGCGCGGCCGTAATCGCTTCCCGAGCTTTTCGCTTACGCAGGTACGTATCAATGCGATCAGCCTGCGCACTCTTGAGTCGTTGTCGAACTTGTCGAACTTTCGCGGCATGGACAATCTGGCGAACTTCGGCAAGTTTTTCTCGAATGCCGGGAGAAGGCTTTACGACCGATCCAGTGAGAAGACCAGCGATTGCCTGTCCGTCGTTAGTGATCGGAGCTATTCGAAGATCGGCCAAATATTTTTCTCCGGCCTGCTCATTAATCAGTTGCATGCGAACTGCTGATTCAATAGCCACTACTCTCCGCAGCGGATCATGACCAAGTGATACGTTCCAAGTCGTAGGTACAGCCTCAGCCCGGGCTTTAGTGATCAGCCGTTCATAAGCGCTAATGAACGCCATGCGGGCACCCACTTTGTCGCCGGCATCGAGGACAGGTTTCGCAGCCGCCAGGGCCAACTGGATTTCGTCGGTAAGCACCACGGTTTCAAATTCATCATTGGTGCTCATAGCGATGGCCCAGGCCTCGTCCTTGCCCGGGCGGCCATCGGAGGACTGGACGCGTTGCAGGATGTCCGCCATTGCCAGCTTGCCCTTCACCTCGAACCGGCAGGCCTTCAACGCGGCTTTGACGACCGGCACCGGGTAGGCGCAAAGATCTTCAGCCATCATCGCAGCGGTACCGGGGTTCATTTCCTGGCCCATGGCCTCGGCAGTGGCGCAGATGGCGGCGGCCAGCCCGGCAACCTGCTGGTCATTCATTTCAAAGGTATTCATTGCGGTCACCTGCTTGGCGTTTGGCCAGAACCATCTGAGCGGCCTGCTCTGCTGCTGAGTGGTTCGCCTCTGTCCGCTCCATCTGGCGGGCGGTCGTCCCGTTGATGCGCTGCCCGGTCACCCATTGGGTGTGGTAACTCTCGGCGTTGGCCAGCAGCTCGTTGAGGCTGTGGCACTTGCGAAGGACAGCGGCATCGCTGGTTTTCAGGAAGTGAGCGGCGACGTGGTGGGCGACGTCAGAGCCAAGGCGGTCGACCAGTTGGCCGAGCTGGCCGCCCACCTTGGCATTCCACACCGGCCAGGCGCTGTAGCGTTTGCGGTAAGCCATGGCGTAATTCGCCCAGACCTTGAAGGTTTTGCAGGTCTGGTCTTTGGGGCCTGGCATGTCAGCAGGAATCTCAACCCGTGGCGCATCGGTACGATCAACGACCAGCACCAAGCCGCGGGACTGAGCCGGCTCAACCTCGGCGGCAGCCGGGGGTGCAATTGGTTCAATGACCGGTTCTATGACTGGTTCAAGAGAGTTACTGATTCTGGGTGCAGGTGCTGCACTACCCCCTGGTGCAGGAGATTCACTAGGGGGTGAACCTGCTGCACTACCCGGGTGAATCTTGTGCACTACCCCTGGTGCAGGAGGTGCACCACCACCATCAAGGGTCAGAAAGTAAACGTTCGACGAGTTGCCCTTCGGGCCGCCCTTTCGGATTTCCTTGCGCAGCAGTCCTGCCTCACAAAGAGCTGTGATGTGGTTCATGACAGAGCGCTTGCTGATCTCGCACTGATCGGCGATGTGCTGGTAGGACGGCCAGCACTCACCAACATCGCTAGCGTTGTCTGCCAGCTTGATTAGTACCAACTTGCGCAATGGATTACCGACGCGAAGTTTCATGGCGGCGACCATAAGCCCCATGCTCATACGACACCTCCGGCAAAGGCGCGAAAATCAATCGTCTGAACGCCTTTCCAGCTATTGCAGGACAGACAAAGGGTTTGAAGGTTGCCCAATGACGCTTCACCCCCCAGGCTTTCAGGAACGACGTGATCTGCTCTCAAACGCATAAGCACCGAGCAACCGCAGCGCAAGCACGCATGACCGTCGCGGGCGAATACTTGCGCGCGTAACCCAGAAGGTATTGGTTTTTTTTTCGTTCTGCGCCGAGGCGGGACGACTGGCGGTTGGTAGGCAGTGACGTGGCCCATACGGTTCGGGTTCCAGTCACAGCCTTTTTCGGTGAGTCGTAGTGCCTCAAAGCGCAACTCAATCAAACCGGCCCCTTCCAGGGCTTTCAGCATGCGATAAGCGGTGTCCGGCTTATCGGTGAGCAGCGGCAGCTCCTCGATGATCTTGGCCTTGCTCAGCGCGAAGAAGATCCCGTCTTCGGTCTTGATTGGCTTGGTCCAGCTCGGGCAGCCGTAGACGAAGGCGAACAGCAGGGCCTGCTGAGAATTCAGCCCCCACTCCAGCGCCTTCACCTGGTTAATCGTGACGGTGTATTGCATGTCAGGCCGCCGAATAGACTGTATGCGAGCTATTGCGCGCCACGTTTTCAGATTGCGAAAAGCGTGGCGCGAGATTGGTGGGGCTATTGATCGTTTGATTGGCTTGGTGCATGATTCGCTCCACAAGTTTGTTGCTGTTGAAAGAGCCGGGATTGCGCCCCGGCTTTTTTATGTCTGAAATTCAGGCTGCTTTCACCGACTGCTTGAACACTTCCAAGCTGACGATCACTTCCTCAGCCTCCTTGAGTAGTTCGGACTTCTCGCGATTGCATACGCGGCCATCGGCCTGGGCGTCGAACGCGAGGCGCGTAACGTCAGCCAGGTCGGCGTGCAAGCGCAGCAACGCGGAGTTGAGGTTGATGCCCTCGGGCTTGTCCTTCGGTACTAGGTCGAAGCCGAAAGCCTCGGCCCAGGCCTTAAGGGGGCGAAAGTCCTGGGTGAACTTCATGATTCGGTGCAGCTCCTGGACGTTCAGCTTGTGGCTGTCGTAATCAGGGTTCGCCTTTTGGGAAAGCAGCGTCTTTGAAGAGAAGCTGGCCCCCTCCGCAATCCGCCCTGCCCCGTGGTCGTCAACCACGTCATAGATCGCCTTCATCAAGTCCTGCATGTAACACCTCGAAATTCTTTACGTGGCGCCCTGCAGGTGCAGAGGCGATCATTTGCTCAATGGAACGGCGGACAGGGATGTCAGGCAGCGGATCGGGCGCGCTTCTGGGGCATGCACAGCTGGCGAGCGGTAATCTTCCCGCCGGTCAGCTCTTCAGCCTTGAAGGCCTTTTCGGCGCGCATCGGGTGAATCCCGGCAACCCAGTACGAAACTGCTGCTTGGGAAACGTCGAGCGCTAAAGCGGTTTTGGTTTGCCCGCCGAAGAAGTCGACGAGCTTTTCGATAGGGGTCATATGAGAGCTCTCCTAATAAGCACGCTTATATTTTAAGTAGAAGCAGGCTTATTTGCAAGCCGATAAGGGAACTTATAAATTCATGTGCATGAGCACACTTGCAGAACGTCTAAAAGAAGCGCGGAAACACGCGAAGTTGACCCAGGCAAAACTGGCGACGGTTTCCGGTGTTGAGCAGCCCCTGATCTCCCAACTGGAAACCGGCAAGAACCTTCAAAGCGCACACCTTCCAAAATTCGCCCACATATGCGGCGTGAGTGCTATTTGGCTGTCTGACGATATTGGCCCCATGGTCATCGACTCAAAAAAGGAAGAGTCGAACGTAGCGCTGGCAGCCCAGAATCCTCAGAGCTTCCGCTACCCCGTTATCAGCTGGGTGTCTGCCGGATCTTGGGCTGAGGCGGTCGAGCCCTACCCTGCTGGCATCTCCGATCGTTACGAGTTTTCCGAATACAACTCGAAGGGCCCCGCGTTCTGGCTTGAGGTCAAAGGCGACTCGATGACTGCGCCCGCCGGCCAGAGCATCACCGAAGGCACTTTGATCTTGGTAGACACCGAGGCTGAAGTTGCACCAGGTAAGCTGGTCGTGGCCAAGCTGCCGGACAGCAACGAAGCTACATTCAAGAAGCTGGTCAGCGATGGCGGCAGGATGTTCCTGAAGCCGCTAAACCCTAGCTACCCAATTGAGGCGGTGGACGAGAACTGCCGGATTGTGGGCGTGGTTGTGCAGGCGCTGCAGAAGTTTTACTGATGCTGTTCGGGAGGTCCTATGCCCTTCACAAAGCCCAACCGCAAAGTGGGCCGTGACCTCAAAGAGGCGGCTGCCCTGCTCACATGGGCTGGAGTGGATTTATTTGTAGTATCCGAGCGAATGCTAGCCGCCGGGGATGAGCAAGGCGCCTTGGAGATGCAGAGGATTGCAATCGGCCTTAAAGAATCAGAGGCCAGGCTGGCGGGTTATGCGGATGAGGTGAAGGCGGGAAAGTTTGCATGGGGTCGGATTGGGTAATTGCACCGACTACATAATGCTTGCATTTCTTATTGACATGCTTGCAATTTATCCTCTTAATGCAAGCATGAACCGGCGCGAGGAATGCTTGCATGAGCAACGAAGAAAAAGGAAAGGCTAAAGGCGGGAAGGCTCGAGCCGCGGCGCTAAGCCCTGACGAAAGGCAACTGATCGCAAAAAAGGCAGCTGCAGCACGCTGGGCAAAAAAACCCCTAAAGGCTTCGCACAAAGGAAGCTTCCAGAAAGAGCTTGGGCTTGACGTTGAATGCTTCGTGTTGAACGACGAGTCCAATACGGCCGTAATTACTCAATTAGGCATGGGCCAAGTATTAGGATTAGGGTCTGGTGGCAGCAGACTTCCGCGCTTTGTTTTTAACAAAACAATGTCCAAATACATCTGGCCAGAACTTGAAGAAAAACTAAAAAATCCTATTGTTTTTCATACACTTGTAGCTGGCCAATCTGTGGGATCTGGTCCCAAGGCTAACGGCTACGATGCCACCATTCTAATTGATGTTTGCAAGGCCATCATTGATGCCGAATCAGACGGAAAGCTGCTAGCCAGCCAGATTAAAATTGCCAGGCAGGCCCACATTATTCTTGGAGCATCTGCAAAAGCAGGGATTCAAGGCCTAGTTTATGCCCTGGCGGGTTATGACAGGACCAGGGACGAGGTAATCGCAGCGTACAAAATGTACGTCATGGAGGAGGCAAGGGAGTATGAGAAAGAATTTTCGCCCGAGCTTTACGAGCACTGGTACAGGCTTTATGGTCTGATAAAGCCTGAAAGGGGAAGGCCTTGGGAGTTTAAGTACTTAACTATTGATCACATCTACAAGCCGCTCGCAAAAAGCGCCGGCAAAGTTTTTAACCTTGCGAAATCAAGCAAACAGGCTAATGGCGAGAAAGGCGATAAAATCCACCAATTCCTATCTGAGATCGGCGTAAAAGCACTTCGCACGCAAGTCGGCAAGATTATGGGTATTGCTTCAGTCTCGAAGACAAGAGATGAATATGAGCGTCACATTGCCGAGCAGATTCATGGTCAAGCTTCATTAGATCTAAAATAGATATTCACCTAAGCCCGGCCCAGCGCCGGGCTTCTTGTATCTGCACATCCTTTCCTATCCAGTTACGCCTTTCCGCCATATCTCTGCCAGGCCAGCAATGTCTCCTTCATTGCTGTTTTCTGCGATTCAGGGAGAACGAAGTCGTGGTAGTACTGGCGCCCGTCATAACGAATAACTACCTTTTTAGCTGACAAGATCTTATTCAGCATGGCCATGTCCGAGGCCCTGGAGTCAGACCACTCCCAAATGCTCCCGGCAGCGTTATCCCGCTCAAAGTCTAGTTTGCCCAAATCAAAAACCTGATCATCGGCCTTGATGGTTACGCTCTGAACGAACAGCCAGCTATCAGCGTAGTAGTTGAGTTTCATGCGCATGGGATAGGCCGCCGCAGATCCATCTTTCACGCCGAAGTACAGAGCCATGTAGTTGCCTAGTACGGGAACGCCTTTGTGTGAGATCCAGGTCAAACCCTTAATCTCGTCGGTCGTCTTGATCAGATTGGCATCAAGACGAGCAAGCGTTCTGCGGTTTTCCTCTGCGGCCTTTGCAGCCTCAAGCTGACGGGTTTTCTCGGCAGCGGCGATCTTGAGATCCGTGTCAGCCAACAAAGACTTGGCTTCCAGGGCTTGCGGTGATTCAGGGAAGCGCGATACCAGATCCGATAAAGTTTTCTTCGCAGCAGTCAAAGAAGCCTCAGAAATCTCGTTCTTCGCCTTCGCAAGCGCCCGGGGCGGGCCATTCCGCTCCGCATCAAGCTCTGCGCGCAACGAGATCAATTCTCCCTGTAGCTTGCCTACCTCCAGTTGAAGCCTCGCACTATTTTCCTTATCGGCTTGGCCGCACCCAGAAAGCAGAGCAGACAGCGCGGTCGCGACAAAAATTTTCTTCATGAATCCCTTCTCCCTAAATATCTATTCATCTTATCAAATTGCCATCACGCGCCCAACGATGCGGACTTTTTACTTCAGTACGGAGGCTCTTCGCGCAAAGTATGCATTTATGCATGAAATCTGAGGTAGAACCATTGCCAACGCATGGACACATCAATACTGTACGCACATACAGTTTTGGTAAGGACCACCTCATGCCTCGTCTTGCGTTTTCTGCGTCACAACCGCCCTCCTCTTACGAATCCGCGGGCCGTCGCCTGCAAGCCTTAATAGCTGCGCCTGGCGTTCAGAAGGTCCAGGCGGTAACCGTGTGTAGGCTGGCGCATGAACAGCCCGAAGATTGGCAGCGCCTGATGGATGAGATCAGCGAGACGGTTGGCGTCCGAGTCGAGAACCTTGAGGGCGGAACTGTCAGGATCGGCTGGCGAGAATACTGCGACGCGTAAAAAAGCCCGCCACTGAGCGGGCTTTTTATCGCCTACGCGAAATTATATAAGCTTGCTTATTGACGAATAAAATAAGATTGCTTATATTTACTGCATCGAGTCACCCACCAGGGACTGCGAAGGGCCTCATCGCCCGCCGCTCTTTAACAGCACGGGAACCTCGCAGATCGATCCCCAATAATGGGCACAGCGCGAGCAATAAATTCGATCTCCACGCCAGCTCTGGAACTGGCCGTACTCACCAGATGTGAGTACGCGAAACCACGCAAGCCGGTCGGCGAAGAACACCGTCCACGAAATGTGTGACGCCGGCCAGAGATATGAATCGGGCGATGCGCGTTGTGGAGATGAAACACCGAATTCAAGAATTAGCGGACCCGATAGCTTCGGCTGGGACCGCCGGACCTCATGCACCCTGCCCACCTAACCGGGCAAACGAGCTGCAGCGTGCATGTTGTAGGGACCTGTGATCCAAGGCGACCATATGCTGATTGACGCCCTGGGGAGGAAGCTCACCGCCAACCTACGAAGACGAACGGCCAGGCCTGCAATCAGCAGCGGGCACCGGGCCACACCACTGACGCAACAAACCCGGTCTGACGCCAGTAGCGTGACCGGGGCTTCACCGATAGGCCTTGGCGACAGGGATTAACGGGAAGCCAACGGAGCCCTGGAGGGCAGCGCAATGTTCAACTTCACCAGCACAGAAAAAAATGGAAAGACCATCGCCCGTCTGGGTGAATACATCGCTCACTTCACCAGCAGCGCTCGAAACACTCGGATCACGGCGGTTGTGATCGCCGATGAAGACAGCGGAGAATGCCGCGCTACTGGTTCGCTGTTCTACCACTACGACGCCATCGCCCAAGGCCATAGCCATTGCGACACAGGCGCCCGGCAATACGACAACAGCGTAATTGTTTGACGCAAAGCATCACAGAGTAGCCTTCTAGCGAAGGCTGCTTGGGATGCTGACTCAACACTAACGATTCTTGCGAGAGCTGATTAGCTTCTCGCATCTATCAGACACCTGAGGGTGGGTTACAGCCACGTCAGACAGCACACGGTACATCTCATGCTCGTCCGGAAACGGGTACACCTCGAGGTTGAGAGCGATCTGAATCTTGCGTAGATCTGTGCCTTCGACGAGCCAGCGCTCAGCGGTGCGAGTCATCGCTGACCCGTTGTCATCCGTCTGCCAGGCAAGAAAGTCGAAGAGCCGGGCCACCTGCATGAAAGCGATCGAATCGGGAATATCGGCAAAAAGCCGGTCAGCCAGATTTTCCTGCCCAAACTCAATCACGACTGCATGAACAGCACTAAAAGCCTCAGTGTATTCAGGCTCCTGGCTCTCTGCTGCGATCACCCTTAATGCCCTTTCAACGACCTGATGCATAGCAACCCTTGCTCCGAGAAGTAGTGTCGATGCTACCAGCCTTCAGTGCGACCCGCTAAACGGCGAGAGTCACGGCAGCCGGAAAAAACCGACACCTACCCCTGCACATCTCTATTACGTCAGCACTCCTCCCCCGCGCCCATCGGCAACCAGCGGGAGGCATGAGTGTTGACGAATACAGGTGAACCAAATCCACGGAGCAAATCATGAGCGAGCACACAAGAGGCCCTCTGGAGTTTTCCAGCGCAGGGTTCGGCAGCAAATCCGGCATCACGGTTGACGAGTATTTCATCCGACGTCCCGAAGATGATGTCGCTGTTGCGGCTGATGTCATCGACCCTGAAACAGGTGCGCCATCCGAGAGCAACGCCCGCCGCCTTGTAGCGTGCTGGAACGCCTGCCAGAACATTGCGACCGACGCCATCGAGTCAGGCTCGCTTGATTTGTTCCAGCTTCAACTTGACCGAATGGTGCTAACGCAGCAGCGCGACGAGCTGCTGAGCATTGCGCGTCGCTGGGCAGCGATAGATGCGCAATGGCATCCAGATCGCTACGAAAGCGAAAAGGCTGAGTTGCTGATTAATACCAAAGCTGCCATCGCCAAAGCCACCGCCTAACCCCAAACACTGGAGGTTGCCATGCATAACTGTACTGAAACTCAAGCGGTGTGCCGAGGATGCGGCCTCAAGTTGCGCGGCTCGCCATCTTGGAAAGGCGGCCTCGCCTATCACCCTGAGCCGAAAGGTCAAGTCTACCAATGCCACTACGGCGGCTGGGTCTGCTCGCGCCGCTGTGACATCCGCGCGTGCGTCGAGCTGGAAGAAACGATGCCAGGCTGCGGTGGCGTGAACGGCTACGAGCGGCTTTCCATCTACGCAAAAGAGAGCATCGAACGCCATTGGCCGGAGGCAGCATGAACCAAAGTCAGCACGCTTACTGCGATGTAGCGCTCGCAATTAACCAGCGCCGCAATATGGCCTTGGCGCTTTGCCTTGGCCTGGTCCGCTCCAGTGCACCGAAGACCTCGCCGCTGTTTCGGGTGATCCCGGCCGGCAATGAATTCTTCCACGTCGTCGACTCGTCCACCGGCAAGGTGAAGGGGTTCCGTCGCAATCACAACGAAGCCTGCGCCCTCGCCCAGCGCCTGGAGACTCGCCATGCCAACCAGCTACGCGGATAGCGCCCAGGCCAGGGAATCCGATAGGCGCTGGGATTTACCGAACTTTGGGAAGACAAACCACGTCGAGCTGTTTCACGAATACACAGCAGATGACTTGGCAGAGCGCGAGGCTCGGCGCATCAAAGAGCGCGCCAGCCTCAAGCTGCGCATCGGTGCCGTCATGGCTCAGATGGAGCTTATCTGCCCGCCAGTAGGAGGTTCCGAATGAACGTCGCACAGCGAGATCATCAGAACGCTGTGAGCTGGATTGAGGGCGAGATCGACAACATGATTCACGACCTGGGCAAGGCCAATGCCAGCGCGGCGGCAACATCCTGCGTCACCTTGGCCTTCATGCTGCGGGTTATCGACGACAGTGAACATCGCTACTTCCGGGCGCGCATCGACAAGATTTACGCCGACTACAACGCCTCTATCGTTTCCGCCGCTTAACGGCACAACCCCACCACAACACTTCAATGCTGCGCCAGGCGCGGCGAGGGATCGTCATGTCCACTAATCCTAAAAAAGCACCCGCACAAGAATCGCTCGAAATGAGCGAAACGGAAGAATCCAAGAAGTCCACTGCCCCTGCTGGCGCCGTCACCGACATCGCGGAGTATCGGCCGCACGAGGAGCAAATCGTTCGCCTGGAAACAACTTACGCGAAGCTGGTCGTTGACTGCTCGACGAGCGAAGGCTTGGCGAGCGCGAAGGAAGTTCGCGTCGATATCCGCGATGTGCGCTACGCCCTGGATAAGACCACCAAAACCGCATTGGTGCCTTATCAGCAAAAGGTCAAAGAAGCTCAGGCTCGCGTCAACCAAGTTAAAGAGTTCGGTGAAACGCTCAAGACTCGTGTGCTGGCGATTGAAGAGCCTGTCGATGAAGCGATCAAGGCGGAAGAAAAGCGTATCGCCGACGCGAAGGCCGAGCGCGAGCGTGTCGAGGCTGAGCGTGTCGAAGCCATCCGGGCCAAGATTACCCGATTCAGCTCTGTCGCTGCCGCATACGCAAGCCGCAGCGCTACCGACGTCTCAAGCGTTCTCCAGAATGTCAAAGACTCGGTAATTCTGCCCGAGGAATACGGCGAGTTTGAAGCCGAAGGCACCATCGCTCGCGACAACGCCATTGAACAATTGGAAGCGCTACACAAGGCTGCAATAGACCGTGAAGAAGCTGCTGCCAAGCTGCTGGCCCAGCAGAAAGAGCTGGACGAGCTGCGCGAAAAGCAGCGCAAAGCCGACGCCGAAGCTGAAGAATTGCGCAGGCAGCGAGCCGAGGAAGATCGTCTGCGCTTGAAAAAGCAGCAGGACGAACTGGACCAGCAGCGCCGCGACATGGAAGCCCAGCAACGCCAACAGCGCGAGCAACAGGAAGAACAGCAGCGCCAGCAGCGCGAACGCGACGCACAGTATCAGCGTGACCAGGAAGAGCTGGCCCGTCTGCGCGCCCAAGCTGCCGCACCGGCCCCGGTCATCGCTACGGCTCCTGACTTGATCGAGACGAAGGCCGATGTCGCACCAGTCAGCGCACAGGCGACCAGCGCTGAACAGGACGATTTGACTACGACCGCGCCGGCAGTTGACGACATTGTCGAAGTTGTAGCGCTGGGCTTTGACGTCGACCTCGAAACTGCTCGCGCCTGGCTTCGTGCCATCCGCTTCTAACCACCCTTTCCATCTGGCGGCCAGCACATCCCATGCTGGCTACGGAGAGCGCTATGACCGATACAGACACCCAAACACAAACCGGCCTCGCGACCTATCACGATCCTTCGCACAACGCCGCAGCGCTCATTCTTGACCCAGGCACCATGCGTTCAATGAGCGACCTCGCGCTTATGATGTCGAAGGGCGTAACCACCGTTCCGAAACATCTGAAGGGCAATCAAGCAGACTGCATGGCGGTGGTACTTCAAGCCATGCAATGGCAAATGAATCCCTTTGCCGTGGCGCAGAAGACGTTCATCGTCAACGGCGGCGCATTGAGCTACGAGGCGCAGCTCGTCAACGCAGTGATTACCGCCAAGGCGCCAGTCAAAGGCAGGCTGAACTTTGAATGGTTCGGAGCCTGGGAAAACGTCATCGGGAAAATGCGTGAGGTCACCAGCAAATCCAAGAAAGACGAGGACACTGGTGAATTCAAAAAATACCGCGTTCCGGCCTGGAGCTTTGACGACGAAAAAGGGCTCGGCATCAAGGTTTGGGCTACGTTCCGGGGAGAGGACGAGCCGCGCACCTTAGAACTTCTACTGACTCAAGTCCGCACCCGCAACTCTACGCTTTGGGCCGAAGACCCCAAGCAGCAAATCGCCTACTTGGTTACCAAGAAATGGGCGCGCCTCTTCTGCCCTGACGTAATCCTTGGCGTTTACACCCCCGACGAATTTGAAGATTCGTATGGTGGCGAGATCGACATCACCCCCGCCAAACAGACCGCGAACAACGCTGCAGCTGCCGGTGTGTCTTTTGGCCCGAAATCCCCCTCGCCAGAAATCGACGGAGTATTCGCGGAACTGCTGTCCGTTGCTAAGCGCCAGGACATCGACGCCTACGCAGCAGCTTGGGCAGGCCTCAAGCCGAAGCAGCGCGCAGCAATCGGCCTGGAGTGCCATGAAGCACTCAAGAGCATGGCGGCGACCGTCGACGCTGATTTCACAGACATGACCAGCACCAACGGCGACCCGCTCCACACAGAGGAGGCGGCGTAGTGAGAACTGAGCTACAAGGCACAGAGAAGTGGCATTCGGATCGATCTGGCCGCGTGACAGCCAGCCGCTTCAAAGATGTGATGGCCTGGGGGAAGCCTGACAAAAGCGGCAAGCGCGAGCCCATGGGTGCCCGCACCTCGTACATGCGTGAGCTGTGCTTTGAGCGGCTGGCAAAGAAGTCCAAGCACAACGTCAGTAGCGCGTCTATGAAGTGGGGTCATACCGAGGAGCAAAAAGCCCAGGACGCCTACGAGATGCTAACCGGCAACATCGTCCTGCCCTCGGAGTTCATCGTTCACCCGAAGTACGACTGGTTGGGCTGCTCACCCGACGGCCTCGTCAACGATGACGGAGGCACAGAATCGAAGTGCCCATTCAACGAAGCGATACACGTCAGGACCTGGCTTGAAGGCATGCCCGAGGAACACATGCCGCAAGTCCAGGGCTGCATGTTCGTGACGGGCCGTAAGTGGTGGGACTTTCTGTCATTCGATTCTCGCCAGGACGAAGAGTGCCAGCTCTATATCGAGACGATTTACCGCGACGAAGACTACATCGCCAACCTTCACAAAGAGCTGGTCCAGTTCAACTTGGAACTGAATCGGATGGTTGATGAGGTAGCAGACAAAGCCCGGGCGCAAGCCCATCGTTTAGGAGCCTGATCATGATCAGCAACCACCTCAACCTGGTTGAGCAGCAGCGTCATCACGCCGACTCAATATCGGAGCGCACGGCGCAGTTCCTGGCCGCGGGCGGAACGATCTACCTGGGCGAAAGCCCGGCGATCAACCCGCCACCGCCAAAGCGCTCTGCCAAGATCGACCCCGAAACCATCCTCAAACGACGCAAAGCGCCGATTTCAAGGGCTCAGCGTAACGCGCTGCGCAAACTCGCGGAGGCCTTATGAGTAAGCGCAAGCCGCATAATCTGCAGGCACGTATAGCCCGGTCGTGCCGCTCCCTACTGGCATCCAACCATGTCGCCGTGGTCAACATCGACCCCAGCGGCCGCCAGGGCATGATCAATTACAAGTCGCTGAAGAACATCGCTCCGGGGAGGATTGGCCAGGCCGTTTGCAGCATCCCCCACCGCTGGACGATCTACCTCAGCGCGCTTTGCATCGACGCCCGCGGTGACCGCTACAGTAAGTCGGTGGAGGTTGCTCCCGACGGGGTCTATCTGTCCGACCACCTGGACGACGTGATCGAGCATTGCTACAAGAAGCTGCGCGATGAGGCGAATCAAAGCCAGGTGGTGGCTTCGGGCTGGATTGCCATTCCTGAAGCGATGTCGCTGGACGAGGCACACGCCGCGCGCATCTTCGACGCCGTCGGCGCATGGCACCAGGTGAAGGTCGATTCATGCGCCGCATAGCCCGCACCCAGCAACGCAAACGTCAAACCTGGCTCGCACTGCCGGCCAGCGGAATAGAAGAGGTAGACAATGGCCAAGACTGTTCAGGAGCGATCGGCCAAAACTGCCAGGAAGCGCGTGGCACTTGCCGAAGAGGAATTGAGGCTGAGGGTTCGGCCCGGCACACGGCAGGCGCTGGCCGATCTGATGAAGTGGTCAGGCATTACTGAGCAAGGTGAAGCGATGACGCTGATGATTCATCACCTACATGCGCTGGGTTCCGCGAAGTGCCAGCCCCTACTGAATCCGCCGCGCGACGAAATCGAGATATCGCAAAACGTGGCGCGGGAATTCCGCAATAAAAGCCTTCTCGCCATCCAGAAAGACCCGGGCGACGAGATCATCGAACCCGCTTGACCCATCCTACTCGCTGCATCAGGTCGCCGTAGATAAGCGCAAGCTTTGAAGAAATCAACCAGAATCCAGGAGATGAGGTGTTATCCACGCTCTAATGGCTCGCCGTGTTTAACTGTGCCAAACCAGTCAAACTGGCTAATAGTTTCTGTGGCTGCCTCAAAAATACCTTGCTCTGAGTCGCCATACCGCTCGACTGATCGACTAATTTCGAAGCTGCAGCAACAGCTGTTCGAATCGTAGAACACGCTGACAACCTTCCTTTTAAGTCCTCGGCGCTCCACTGCAACGCAAAAATTAATCATCTCGGCGAGTTCATATGCTTTGCCGTGCCGAGTAGAAATTTCGATTCCAAATACGGTCATTGCATCAACCGAAACCTCTCCTGCATACATATCTGACCTGCCAATCCAGTTTTTGATAACTCGTAATACCCCAACCCAAACCAAATTGCCACCACCGGTTACGGAGGGCGGCGCTTACCTGAGGTAAACGAAATGCCTGTACGCCATAGCGTCATCCACAAGATCGACAAGAAGCCCGACGGCACTCCGGCTGTTCTGTTCCTTGGTGCCTCCGAGCAGGTCGAAAGCCAGGCTCGCGACGACCTTATGAGCCAGCTCAACGAAAGCTACAACGCCAATGCTGGTAAGGGATGGGGATTCTTTCACCAGGAGTCCGGCGCTTACCCGTTCAGCGGCTGGCTCGGCAAATACCTGGCTGGCGTCACCAACTTCCTGGCGTTCAGCACCATCGCCGTCGAGCACCTGACCAAGCTGATGGAAGAGTCGAACCTCACCACCGGCGGGCACGCCCTCTTCTGCCACTACCAGCAAGGCATGACCGATTACCTGGTGATTGCCCTTGTGCAGGAAACCGAAGCGGTGACCATGACCGAAGAACTGGCCCTGATGACGGTGAATCGCCTGGACCTGGATCACATCCGCCTGGCCGCGCGCATCAACATCAGCGAATGGCAGAACAACCCGCGGTCGCTGCAATACATCTCATACCTCAAGGGCAAGCAGGGCCGCAAGTTCAATGAGTACTTTCGCGATTTCATCGGCTGCCAGGAAGGAATCGACGGCCCGGGCGAAACCCGCACGCTGTTGAAGGCGTTCAGCGACTTTGTTGAAAGCGAGGATCTGCCAGAAGAGTCAGCCCGTGAGAAGACACACACGCTGGTCAGCTACTCCATGGCCCAGGCAAAGCTGGGGGAGCCCATCACTCTCGACGAACTGTCGGGCCTGATCGACGAAGACCGGCCGAAGAACTTCTACGACTTCATCAAGGCCAAGGACTACGGGCTTTCCGAGACCCTTCCACCGGATAAAAAGACGCTCAACAGGTTTCGGCGCTTCACCGGCCGGACTGAAGGTATGTCGATCAGCTTCGAGGCACACCTGCTGGGCGACAAGATCGAGTTCGACGAAGCGGGCGGAACGCTGACGCTGCGCGGGCTGCCCACTCAACTGACAGATCAGCTCAAGCGAGCCAAGGCCTGATTTGGATCTCGCAAGACGCTGTAAACGTTAAACGTCATACCAGTTTTCAGCGTCAACCTGCTTGTTTCCACACTTCAGGCACGTCACGTAAACCTCTGGATCGATGCCTGCAAAACTCGTAGCGATGTATGGCTGATTCAGTAGGCCGTATCTGTTTGAGTCGCAGGCCTGACAATTGATCCGCACAAGCTCTTCCTTTGAATGACCTTCAGCATATTTTGGCAGCGCCATTTGTAACTCCGGTTTGATGTGTGCGGCTGAATCCATGCCGGTCACCCGTAATACTCCACTCAAAAACAAATTGTCACCACCGATATTCCGCGGCGGTAATTAATTGAGGAACCTTAATGCGGCGGCATCTGAGGAGAGCAGGCTGTACTGGTGAAGGCTTAGAAACCTGCCATCCTTCAGCTCAACGTCACGAAGCGTTCCTTCGAGGTGAAACCCGAACTTTGTCAGAAGCGCGCAACTGGGCTCATTATCAGGCTCAACGTCTGCGTGGATACGATGTAGTCCCATATCGCACAGGCCGTACCGGATGACTGCTGGTAGAGCTTCAGTTAAGAGACCTTTCCGCCAGTGCTCGGGCATCAGCCAATAGCCGACTTCTGCCTTGCGGTGCTTATGGCACCAATCATTCAGCCCGCATGCTCCGATCATTGAATCATCGGTGTTGAGGGCTATAGCCCACCATATTCCGGTCTTCTGGCAGATAATTTGTTCGAACCACCTCATCTGCTCGTCAGTTGCAGCCAGGCTTTTATAGGAAACACCGTACTGAGCCACAACGCGGGGATCCGACAAACCCATGTATACAGAGCCAATATCTCTTGGGCGGATTTTTCTAAGCTTAATTCTCTCAAGCGAGAATTCTGGAAACTCTTCAGACAATTTACTGGCTCCTTTCTTTCTTACACGGCTCCATTCCAGTGACCCGTAATACCTCATATCAACGAATCACGCCAGCCGGCGAGGATCCCCTATGTCCGCACAACAGATTGAAGAAAAAAAACTCGAGCGGGCGATCCGCAAGATCAAGCACTGCCTGGCACTGGCGCAGAGCGCAAACGAGAACGAAGCTGCAACCGCGCTCCGGCAAGCACAGGCATTAATGCGCGAGTACCGGCTGACAGAAATGGATGTGAAGTTGAGCGACGTAGGCGAGGTTGAATCGACCCTATACCGCACCAAGCGTCGACCAGCGTGGGATCAGCAGTTGAGCATCGCTGTAGCGGACGCATTCAGCTGCACAACCCTGCGGCGCCGGACATGGTGTTCTGCGAAAGGCCAAATCATTGAGTGCGCAACATTCGTCGGCGTTTCTCCCGCCCAGAACATTGCTCTGTACGCGTATGAGGCGCTGCACACCAAGCTCACCCAGGCGCGCAGGACGTACTGCTCGGGCGTCAGATCTGGAGTTCATCGCAGCCAGTATTCGGCAGAAACTGCCGGCGATCACTTTGCACTGGCGTGGGTCTGGGAGGTTCAGTCGAAGCTGAAAGCGCTTGTGCCTCAAGGTGAAGATGATCCGCTCGGGAGTCCCGCCACCGGCCAAGACCTCGTCGCGATTCAGGCGCAGGAGAAGGTACTGATCAGCGAATATCTCGCTACCCAGGAAATCGGGAAGTCCAGGAAAGGCAAGGCGGTAGAGCTGGATATAAACGCCCAGATCGCCGGGATGCTTGCTGGCAGCAAGGTGGAACTGCACGCCGGCATCGCGCGCGGCGGTGATGAGACCCTCATGCTACCGAGAATTGCTTGACCCGAATAAGGTGGCTTACGATGTTTGATCTGCACGAAAACTGGCTGCGCGTAGTTCAACGCCAGAGGCTTTCGTCCTTATTCCTTACTATTTTGTATGACTTAAATGCTGTACGTACCTTAAAGCAATCTACCTTTTCACTTCGCTCTGGTCCTAGGCTTTTTTCTAAGTCACTTGGACGTATGCCGGAGTTGCAACCCACAATCACCTGACTCAAAGTTCCAATACTATCAAAGGATTTAAAATACAAATCATTTTCAGGAACGGTGTCGTTCAGCAGAAAAATTCGACGCACCTCCCTCTCATACCTCCACTGAGAGTGCTTAATCCGGAGCTGCTGCTGCATCAGGTCAAATCGCTGGCTTTTGTCTAGCCCTGCATACTTCTCAACGTCGAAGCCAATCCGCCCATACTTGTACTCAACGAAGTGCATATTGTACGTAGGAACATCAAATACCAAACAGAGCCCCTTATGCTTATCAGCATAATGAGCCCATTGAACTGGGCTTCGAAAGGACTGACTGAAACATAAAATCCCAAACTGGCTCGCTATAGCCTCCTTGAAATCATGCAGCTTTCGTCGAACCTCTTTATCTCGAGATGAATAGCAAATCATCTCGAATGGGTCATTTAGATCCATTATCGTGGCAACTTTCAGTCTGGATTTTTCAATGTTTTCCAAACCAAACCTCTCGTTACAGAAGTGGTAAACCCGCATCATCTCTGGCTCAACCATACGCCCCATCTCCAGAAGTCGATCAAAATTTCGAATATAACGGCGCCCCTATCAGCTGAAGAGGCCTAAGGCTTTAGACATTGTCAGCAATCATCCTGCCCCCGACCTCACGCCCAGCCACCTGCGCCAGGCCACGGTCAACAAAGGTTCGGTCACCGGCAACAACCGGCACCACCACCTCACCACCGCGCTTCACCTCGACGTTGATACGCCAGGTCTCCCGGCCCTCATCGTCCTTGTCGCACTCCATGTAGTTCCAAACCTGAAAGCCTTCTATATCATCGTAAATATCGTGCTTGGTCATGGGTCTGTTCGCTTGTAGGAAGATTCTGTATCACTTCATGATTACATGGACCTCGTAACCCTTGCCGTTCGGCCAGTCATCTCGAGTGACCTCAATGCTTCCACTGCCGATTTGAGAAGTCACAGGCTCGCCCTTAACGATAGCTTTGCGTATTTCGTTGTTCAGCTTCGCACCAAGTACTTTTGGAGCTAGTGCTTCTGATGCCTTGCCGAGAGCACCAATTGCAGGACCTTTTGACTTAGGCTGATTAAAATTTAGGACAAGTTTTACCTGCTCCACCGCAGTAGCTGTGCCTGTGGCGTAGTACGCAAGATTGTTTGAAAGTGGCGACCCGGCCCCTATGTCCTTGTAGTCGCTCGCGCACCCAAAGGATTCATCACCATAGTCCGTCCATTTTCGCCCCTTCAAGCCCGAATCGGAAAGCAGCGCACACGCGGTACTAGGTTCGGTAACTTTGAGCTCAGCCAAGCATGTCGCAGAGAAAAGGAAAGCCAGCGGCACAACAATAATTTTAAGCATCTGTCTTGATTCATCCATTTCGTATCCGGCTCCATGTAGGAGCAGATACAAATACCCCACTTCTACCAATCTCGCCACCCTGGCAAGGCCAGAAGCTACACCACTCCACGCCCGGGCATGGCCCGGCAAGGACTCCCCATGCCTACAGAAAACAAACCGAACGCGCCACTGCAGGTTGAGCGCTCGACAGTCACGAAGCTGGTCATCACCGGCGCGCAGAATCTCGATCCAATCACCGTTTTCCTAGAAGACCTTGCCCCATGCAAGGGCAAGATCACCGTCAACTGCTGGGGGAAGAGCTGGACGGCCTACTGGGGCGGCATGTGGGATGGTCTGAGCATCGGGCAGTTCTTCTGCGAGCTGAACTCCGGCTACATCATCGGCTACTTTGACCAGGCGGTGAGCCCGCGCCGGTTCAGTGGCGATGCGCTTGCAAGTGAAGCGCAGCGCCTGGTCCTGAAAGAACGCCGCCAGTTTTGTTACGGCGCGGACGAGGCCCGCGAGCGGTTCGATGAGGCAGAGGATCTCCGCGACTCGCCATCAATTGATCATCTGCACTTTTCGCATAGCGAGCTGATGAGGAAGCTGTTCGGCGATGAGTGGTGGCACCTGACCAACGACACCACCGAGCCTAACCCCAATTACGCCTACCTCGAGCGGATCATTCACGCAGTACAGCAGGCGCTAGACCAGGTACAGCAGCAGGTGGCCGAATGAAGCGCATCTACGTCAGCGAGCCAATGACCGGACTGCCCGATCTCAATTTTCCGGCCTTCGCCGCAATGACCGTCGACCTGCGCGCCGCTGGCCACACCGTCACCAATCCCGCCGAGATCAACCCCGACGGCGGAACCTGGAGCGACTGCATGCGCCGCGACATTGCCGCCCTGATGGACTGCGACACCGTGGCCACCCTGCCCGGCTGGCAAGAATCGAAGG